ATGAAAACGCATCACTCACAAATCAAAGTGTATCCCGTATCCTGGGATAAGAACGTAAAATCTAATTTAAAGAAGACCTGGGAAATCCAGTATAAGTTCTTTTGTCTGGAATATCCACAGGGATATCCCGTCCGTATAAAAGGAATGAATCGAGCGAAGAGCCTTGAAGAAAAACAATTCATTACTAAATATCTAATAAGCCTCGAACAAGAGAATCTAAGAAAGGGATTTAATCCTGTCACAAGAGAGTTTGAAGCTCAAACCGATTTTGTTACTGAATTTACTCCCTTTATTCAAGCACTTAATATCGCTTTCGAAAATACTAAGCTTGTAAAATCAACCATTAAATCTATAAAGGATACTGTAAAATTAGTGTCTGAAGCATCACTCAACATTGGAATATCTACAAAACCTATTTCCGAAATAAAGAAAAAGGACATTAGAATAATCCTTGACTATTTACTTACAAAAGGTTATTCCAACGATCGATATAACAAAGTAAAGACATATCTTGGCATTCTATTTAACTACTTTGTGGATCTGGATATTTTTGAACACAACTTCTTGCACTTTATAAAAAAGAGACCTCATACCCCAAAAATAAGAACAATATTCCGGAAAGACGATAAAGAAAGGTTTATGGATCTTAAAGTAATCAATTACAGACTATGGAGAATTCTTACAATGTATTACTGCTCACAGACTAGAATAACTGAATTCAGAAATATAAAACTTTCTGATGTTCACTTCGACAAACAATATTTTATTATTTTTGAACGAAAAGGCAAACGCTATCACGAGGTTATAAAACCAATAAATATCCATGTGGCAAAACTATGGAAAGAGTTTTTAGAGGAAGCCGAAAAGGATGATTTATATCTATTTTGTAATGATCTAATTCCGGGGACCGAGCCCTGCACCGAATGGTCACTATCGAATAAATATCGAAGATGGGTAAAAGGTAAATTAGATATCGTGGCGGATATGGGATCTTTGAGACATACTTTCGCCAATGATATAACTACTAATTACGGATTAGAAGAAGCTCAAAAAGCTTTGGGGCATACAAATCAAAAAACAACCCGCATTTATGCAGTTGACTATAAAGAACAATTATTGGAAAAACAAAAGCATCTTAAAATAGGAATGTGATAATTTACGGGTTCCCTTATTTTCACTGAAATAAGATTTACTATATTTGTTGGAAATCTAATCACATGAAAAAATTATTACTAATTATAAGTTTTATTATTTCGGGATTTTCTTTCGTTGGATGTTCGGGAACTGACGACGAACCGATCACACCAATGAACAATGTTAAAGTTCCTTCCGAATTGATAGGGACCTGGAAAATAACCAGGTATGGCTGGGTTGACGTGCCTAATTCTACAGGATTAAATGATAAGGGCTATTTCATAAAATTCAATAGTGATAATACTGTTGAGTACAAAGATGTAAACACTACATATAAAGGTGCTGTAGAATTAAATAATCTTGACAAATCATGGCTGGTATTTCCGGGTCAGGGCCGAAATTTGAGATTTTTCAACTCGCAAAATTACCCCGGACAAAAAGAATTTATTATTAGATATGATGGGAGTACATATGAAAACAACATTCTAATAGGAACAAAACAATAAAGGCGTAGGTTAAAACCGAACGCCTTTTTCTTTTAGTAAGTATATTTCGCGATGAAGAATGTTTTCTGTTAACTCTTCATTTTTAACCAAACTCCAAACATAATGCAGATAATCAAAAATATCTTTATCAAGTAATGCAGCTAAGTAGACGTATAATTCCGATCTATTTTCGTTTTCGAAATATTCATCATCGAAAGTCATTGGATGTTCTGCTGCAATCTCCCATTTTGTTCTAAAATATCCATCGAATTCAATTTGTTTTTGAACTGCTTCATATTGAATTAAACCAATTGATGCTTCAAAAAACTCTTCAGGATCTTCTTCGTAGTCCATTGCAAGATTAAATAGTATTGCTAAATTGACGTTTTTAGACATTAGAATAAAGTATTAGGTATTTTTTCTGGTTCCAGATTTTCTGCTACCAGCTGAGGGTTGTATGCGGGAAAGATGAATTCTTCGATTGGTTCATCATTTAGAAATCGGTCCGCCATTTTTGCGTCCAAACAAATTGGCATTCTTAACTTTGAATTGTGTACAATGGACATTAACTCATTAGCTTCAGTAGTGACAAGACCAAAGCCTATCTCTTTGTTATCCCAGACATCATAAAATGCAGCAATGTAAAATTGATTCTCCCCTTTCCATGTCACTCGATGTTTCACCTTGTTTGGCGTTTTTCGCCCAGGAATAGCAACGTGCATCCAGTCATAGAATCCAGACACCGGAACCACTGCCCTATTATTTTCAAACTTCCGGTAAAACGAATGAGTTTTTTCCGCAGTAAGATTTATCCCTTTACCCGGCTTTGTTGGATCAGCATCTTTGTAAAGTCGCCATGTTCCGTGTGTGATCTTCCGCCCGTTATGGTCTAATACTATGGGAAGGGCAGGCACATCGAACGCGTTTACTTCACGCCTTAATACGTAATTACCCTCAGCCATTTCAGCGCGTAAAGCTTCTGAAACTTCTTCTAAGGATAAGTCCTCGTTATCTACTCGATTACACATAGTTAATATTTTCAGTCTAAAATACAAATATTATGCAATTATTCCAGATGCCTATCTGCCCAACCTTCATTATTATTTTCATTGTCACCTTTTCGCTTTTTTCCTTGGTATGCAAATTTCTTTTTAGGAGAAATAATACTTAAAAGCCAGAATTTCGCCAACTTTAATCCGTAATAACCAACCGATTCAGCCGCAACACTGAAAAGCACAACTTCATTTTCGACAAGCTCTTCAATGTCAAACTTTTTACTCTCTGTATAAAACACGTCTACCTCCTGTTTTTTATCAGAAGTAATGATCCGAACATGATCGACGTGTTTCGATTTAATTATGCCTGCAATTTCCATGTTTCAAAATTGATACAAATTTAAACATCAACAAAAAAAAATTAGATACATTTTGTATCATACATTACATGGCAAAGCAAAACCCTTTATACGACAGAACTTGACGCATTAAAAAGTTATCCACAAAAAAGCCTCCCGGGGCACGAGAGGCAAAAGTGTAAATTATCAGAAGTATGTATTTATATGAATTTACATCGTATTTTATAGATAGCTATTTTTAAACATGTTGTCTATTTCCCCAATAATGCATTGAAGGTTCCTTCATAGTATTGTCCTCCCATATAAAAAATGGCGGTATATCTACCTTTTTATTTCTGATCATATCATCTCTTGTTTCAAATAATACTTCAGTGATACTGCTAAATGATTTATCAATTAACCATTTAGCAGCAAATGCCAATGTTGTTGGAATATTACCATTCTCTTTTATAAAATCAGGAAAATGACCCTTTAGTGTATCTGTAACCAAAAATCTTACTTTGTTATTTTCATAACTAAAATGAATATTTCCAACAGAGTGTTCTGTGTGAATTAAATGGGACCTGTGTTTTATTAATGGGTAGACAAAAGTAGAATCTAATTTTTCGAGAGATTCAATCATTTGAGAACTACAGTACACATTTTTATTGATATTTTTATCGCTTTTAAAAAGATTCCATTTAGGATTATTTACTTCTGACTTGCCATGAATAAAATTTATTAAACTAAATAAGTAATCGAAAATGGAACAAACATGATAAACCATACTGTCAAATAAAGAATAAATTTCTTCTGTAGCCTGTCTCTGATATGTATGAAATTCTATCATATTTTCTGTTGAAGAAAACTTTATCAAATTCGTTTCGATAATATCTTGAAATTGAAGTAAAAGATTAAAATGAAATCTCGCACTTTGAAGTCTGAATATAACATTATCCCTATACTTGAATATTTCACCATCACCAAGTTTATCATTAATGTAACACTTATAATCCATAGCTACAGCAAGAAACCTGTCATGTAATCGAGTGAATTTTTCGTCTATTCTCTTTGTTTCTTCAAGTCTATCACCTATATCGCGCAAGTAGTTGTTTCCCATAATTCAAATATAAATAAAATCCTCTACCTAAATACTAGCACGAGTGCTAAGAATGAGCTTGGATAAAATAAAAACTCCCCACCTAATAAGTGGGGAGTTTTTATTTACGGTTTTCCGTAATGTTGAAAAAATAATTTTAGTATATTTGCAATGTCAATTAGCATAGGACACGCAATGAATTATGTTATTAGATACAAATCTAACTAATTTGTAAGTTCACTGTTCAAACTAAAATCAGTAATAAATTGAACAAACATTTAAAACTTATACCATATGAAAAAGAAAATGCCAGTAGAAACAAACAGTAAGTGAACTATTATCTAATAGCAAAAAAATAAGCCCTCCCTATCCCGATAAGGAGGGCTTTATTTTGCCCTTTTGGGTAGAACTCTGTTTCGGCAGGGAGTCGCCTGAACAATAGAGTTAACAGATCTCCCTTTAATTCATTGCAAGCTATGAGTCGTAAAACAATGCTAATTGACGGCGTACTTTGTGAATTAATCTTCAGAAAAAGCCGAGTAGTTAACGGTAAGAGGATTTATTACAAAAGAGCATTTCCAATGTGGGTACCTATCGATAGATAGTTAACTCAGGTTAAACTATGAGAGTCTGTCGGGGACTCTCTGTTTTATTTAGAATACAAATCCCATTCCGCTTTTCTTCTTCGGATCAGCCCATTCAAAACCTTACCGCCGGAAGTAATGTATCTTGTAGTGAACCAATTCCGGATCGCTTCATCAGTAGATCTTTTGTTGATCAGCGAAAATAGAGTATCAGAACCGCCAGTATTGTAAGTGTGAGAAACCAGTGCATCGAATTGATTTTGATTCAATGCTACTTTTACTTTATTGTTCACTATCTTTTCATAAACCGGCAATACTGCTGCAAAGATCTCTTCTCCTTTTTCTTTGGTGATCGCAGCATCTTTCATGGTTACCTTCTTACCACCTGGATAATATGTATTCCCGTAACCAATCGTTGGTACTCCTGCTGCATCCAGATAAGGCTTAGAACTAAACCCCTCGAATGACAAAATTAAACCTATTCCTATTTTTGATGTTTTCATTTTTCAAGTATTTTATCAATTATTGATTTTAAACAGAAACCGCTTCCGGCTCCAATAAAGTATAGTGTTAAATAGAATGTTGTTTTTAACAGAGTTTCTGTCATAGTCGGATTAAATTGTACGAAACTCCAAGACCAAAGCCTGGGTAAAACTGATTGGCTGCGGGAACATAATAATATCCGGCTTGAATTCCGAGCCCAAACCGCTTAGGTTTCACGTCAATTCTTTTTTTAAAATGCTCCACTCCATTTATTTTCATGTTCTTATCCGGTGAGGAAATGTCAATGTAAGTGTTTTCTTTTCCCAGAAGCCATTTCCGATCCTGATATTTAACCACGTCTACGATCGCGTTGTACTTATAATCAATAGTACTGTCGGCCGTGTTTGAGACTATCTGCATATATTTGCTCTCGTAGAATATTCGAGCTTTTTTATTGTCATCCAGTTCTGTCCTTGTAGCTTTTAATTGGCCTTCCAGATTGAATTTGGCACGCGTTAATTCGTCTATTTTCTCTGTGGCGATATTAAGAGCCGGGGCGAGCGTATCCTGAACATAAGTAACATATTTTTTAGTAACATAGTTCTTTATTATCTCGCCTTCTCTTTCCTGAAAATTACCATGCAGGGTGCTGTCAACTTTATTCATCCACCTGTAAAGCATTAAACTATCCAATGATCCTTTACTTTCATTAGCTATTCTATCGTTTTTATCTAACGTGATCCATCCCGTAAAAAGGTTGGCTATTAACGCTATAAGCGTCAAAGCCAAAACCACTATAAATGCATTTTTTTTCATTTCGCTTGTTTTAAAATTTGCTTGGCCTGCGCTCGGGTTTGCTCCCTCAGTGTGCTGTCGGCCTTTTTTATTGTTTCCTGTTCAATGTAACCTGCTTTTTTTAACAGCTGATCCTTTAACTGGTCCTTTTCACCTCTTTCTTTTTCATAAAGCTCTTTCCAGTATTGTTCAGTATCGTCATTTTTATTCAGGTTTATGAAATAGGTAATCCAGAACATTAAGAAGAAAACTGATGCAACGAAAGCAAAAGGGTTCTTTGTGATAAGTTGTTGAATTCTTCCAAGTTGGTTTGTATTAGGGTTTGCCATTTCATTTTAATGTGTTTTTATGGAAAGAAGGTTTTTTATTATGAATTCTTTTATCATTAGCCAAAGTATTTAATGAGGCCAATATATCCGTCCCCGATCTTTTTGTAGCCAGCGTCAGTCAAGTGAATTCCGTCTGATTGGATAGCTATAGTATTGCTGTTGTATGCGTCAATTGGAATTATAGTAGTTGGAAAATCGTACTTCCGATCAATAATCATATTTGCTGGCACTAAATGAATCTTATTCGATATACTCGCCTCATTATCATATAAGGCCAACAATTCAGCCCACCATTTTTTCAATCCTTTTTTTAAATATTTTTCAATCACGTAAATTTGATTATTCATCCCGAATCCGGTTGCATCCTGATCGATTGATGGAGGTATTGTCATCACAATCCCAATTCTTAAATCAGAATTATAGCTTCTAATACTATTTATCATTGCAGCCATATAAATTTTCATTTGAACGATATGAGCAGAAACATCAAATGAATCGTCGATTAGAGCTGTTGGGAAAAGATCATTGATACCCAACTGAATCAAAACTAAATCATTAGCCGTCATTATCTGGCCTGTTGTTGACATGTAGTGTGAAAAGTTAAACGTTGACCCATCAAAAAATGCATTTGAAACACCTGATATAGAGGAGTCGGTTAGGTAATTTTTAAACGACCAACCTGGCCTACCTTCATGATTTACTCCACCTGTCGTCCTAGTTCCCAGCCAAGTAACATTCATTACATCGTTTTCAAAGTAATTCTCTGAATGAATGATAGTGATTGCCGCCGCCACTGTGCTGTCTCCAATCACTAAAACATTTCTGTTTACGCCAGATCCTGAATTGGGATCTGCTACTTTTACAGTAGTATATTTCTGTTTTCTTCCCTTTTTACCATCTTCGACTATAACCCTAAACCATGTGTCTGCCGTTGGATTTGATCTGTAAAGACGTTGCATTGACTTTCCTTCATTTGCCCATGTTTGACACAGATAACTATCAAGTTTTGTCACATAATTAGGCACTACCACGTTATCATAGAACACGCTTAGTTCGCGTCCTGGAGCCCAGTAAAACTTACTTAATGTGAATATTTCAGGTAATTCCGAATCTGGCATATACAATTCTGGAATTACAACTTTCTCTTCAGATGTATAAGGTTCATAAGCGGTTGCCACAGTACCTTCTTCAAGCTGCACATCCGTCGCGCCGTGAGCGACATCAAAAGAAAGAAAGGCTGCATCTGATGGAGAAACTTTAGAAACAGAAGCCCCACCAATATTCTCCCCAGAAACAAAGACTCCGTTTGCTTTTTTCCATGCATAATGGAACACTCCTGGAATAAAGTATGTTGTATTTGGCAAAACAGGAATGTCAGCAAAAGCATCATAAGAAGCATTGACATCAATATTTCCGTAATCCCAGTTTACATAATATCCATCATGTCTACTTGCGGGATTAGCTTTATTTTTCCCTGTTATTGTTTTTGATTCTGCAAATGTTGTTTGTTCTGGCGTTACATTGCTTATCTCATTTGTTACTTTGCTGAACTGAGTGCCATCAAAATATACATAATTAAATTTTCCGGCTTCCGCTACTATCGGCTGTCCATCGTCTGTAGGTGTTAAGTTGGGATATTCTCCGATTTCTTTTAATTCGTATTTGCCTGCCATTGCCGGCTTAGGGCTAGTGATGGACAACACACCGATTACATTTGTATTTACTACTTTGCCGGATGCTATTTTTTCCAATGTCCCGCTAGGCTTCCCTAGCAAAAAAAAACCTCCATCCGAATTAAGTGCTTCGTCTAGTTCATTAATTGGTTGAATATCAATGAATGCTGTATTTATTTCTTCTATCGCCATTATTCTGTTGGTATTGCAGTTTTAGTATTATATACGTATATCAAAGTCTTATTTCCATTTCCAAGAGCGGTTCGTAAAACATCTGAAAAGATTTCTTTCTCATTTAGCAAAATATTTAATCCGTTTTCGTCTTTTTGGTTTGAGAACTTAAAAGTAACAGAAGAGGATAGGTCTCCGATTTCCGGTTTCTCCTTTCGTGTTCTCTTTGTCCCGTCTATGTAGAAATCATTATTAAGCGAATGCACTGAAATAAAAGTCAAAATATTATCATCTCCTTCTATTACAAATTCATAACTCACGGTTTCTTCAATCCATGCATCATTTATAACTGACTTCTCCAGTTCATTCGCCTGACCAGTATCAACCTCTTCATCAGTGCCAAATTGCCCCAAGCAATATCCAGGTAGGTTGGTGACCATCCAGTCAAATTGCTGCTGATCATAGGAGAATAAATTTTTATTGTAAGTATGTTTTGTGGCTATCCGGATGTATTTTCGACCATCACCTTCGTCGCTATTAACAAATTGGACGCAATTGGAGTAAAACAAAACATCTCCATCTTCTGTTCTTATCTCAAAATGACCACCTAAAACAATGTCAAATGATATAAATGATATTCTGACCAGCTTATTCTGATATATACCAAATTCACAAGGTATTTGCGTATCCTCTTCTCCGATCAGCCACAATTGAAGTTGCTTGTCCGATGGGACTTCATTTTGATAATTTGGAATTAAAATACGGTGATAAGAATTGTACTCTAATGGATATGGGTTTTTATGCCCGTAATACTGTGTATTTTGCGGGTTCGTCATATCCTCCAGTTCTTCCATGGTTTTATAAAACCTGACCGGGCTATGGTACCAGAATTTCTGCATAAAACAAAATTAAATCATCGTTTTTCTAGTGATGCTGACTGTAAATCATCCATAATATTTAAATGTCGAAGCCTCAAGTAATAAAGCTTTTTCTTCAGATGTTGTAGTTTCTATAAACTTCACTAGGATATCAGATGTAACAAGCGCTATATCTATATCATCTGGTCTATTTTTATTGCATCTTAAGACACTCATATCTTCTAATTTATCTGAATTAAATAGACGTATTTCAAATCTTTTAGATTCATTATCAACTGTAATAGCGGTAATTTTTTCTTCCGAATATGCTGGACCGTAATTTTTATCAAAAAACACATGCACTGGTCCTGAATAATCAATACAAATCATATTTCCACCTCCTGGATTAGTGTTGAAATTCCATTCCACATCAAAAGATCCGGCACCTTCAACATCAAAGACTAATTCACTATAACCACATTCTATATTCTCTCCTCTTCTGACTTCAACTATTCTATAATCATTAAGCTGCCATGTGATTCCTTTTGTATTTGAAGTTTTATTGCGTAATTCTTCTGTATTCACTACCACTCTAAATAGAACACTTGTTCCGGTCAAGATGCCTGAAAAAGCTTCAGAACTAAACGTGTCTGTTTTTACGTTGAATACAGTCTTAAGGGTTATCCAGTTTTCTCCATCTATAGAGTATTGAATGTTGATATAAGGATTGATATATTTTTGGTCGAAATCCCAGATTAAAGTAATCGTGCTTTTATCTTCCTGAACCACAGATAATAAAACTGGGTCATCTACAGAAGGTCCTTTAATCTTGCCTTTAATTTTAAGTGTGTTGAATTTTCTACTGTGTGAAAGTGCTGCATCCCCGAAAGGGTAAATGTCCAGTAATCCTTCCGGAGAAGGAATTGTAATATAGCCCCTGCTTTTCATACGGTCGTTTCCAAATCCATATCTCCAATTTTCATACAGGGTAATAAATTCCTCAAATGTTACATTGTTGAACGCAATTTCAATTGTGCGGCCATCAAACAAGGCAGGTGCATTTCCCCTTAAACGGCTTAATGGCTCATCTGCTCCCACCACGATAGACCCGGGAAGTTCATAACTTAAATCTGTTGAAACTGCTTCCATCTTGGCTCTTGCCTCGTTTTTGTAATTGGTAACTTTTACGAGATCGGTTCCCGGCTTTTTTGTTAGGCCGCTTCCGAAAAATGGGAACCAACGGGCCATGTGATACTTTGGATTGTGACGGGCATTGGTTGCGGTTTCAGGGTTTCTTATAAAGTCAGGACCAGTAAACCCATCATTTAAAGACCTGTTTTTTATAAGTGAAGCAATCTTATATCTAATCGGAGTGTCAGAAGCTCCGGGAACTATTCCAGTGGTCATGCTTAATTTCATTTTAGCCCGATCAATGCTTAATACCACCCAGGAACCAGCGTTAATTCCCTCCGTTATTTGCACCTCCGCGCCTACTTCTATCATGGTTGTGTCAAATGGTGTAACATTACACGTGAGAAGTAAATGACCTCCTTCTTCCGAATGAAAGCAGTTCTCAAATATCCCAGTATCCCAGTAGCTATTTACTTCTACCATATCAATCATTACGAGATCGTCATCATTATCATTGGTCGATGTGGACTTGTCTTCGATAAGTTCCTGAATCTTATACTCATCTACGATCAAATCTGTCTGTTTGTCAAACTTGCTTTTTACAGTCGTTATTGGTGTTGAGAATTCGGAAGTAGTGATGAAATTCCTTATATCATCCCTAATCTTAGTAGAATACTTTTTTGATCCAAACAATAATGAATTAAAGGTAACATCCTTGTCATTCTCTATTTTGTATCCGGCAAGGTAGTTTTTACCAGAAAGATCATAGACCTTTACATCCTTGAAAAAATACCTGATATCCTCTATTACAACATTAGGTCCCACCACATCAAAACCGAGTGTTAATAGCTTTGCAGCCCCATCTGTCATCATTGTCTTCATCGATGTTTTTATTTTCTGACCTACTGTAAATACTGAAGGCAGCCCTCGCAAGTAAATTCCCGTTGAAATAGATGTGTTAAAGAAAGTTCCTCCGGATCCGATGAATTTGCTCACCACATTTAAGCTTGATGCAGTATAGTTTTTTACCAATTGTTTGAACCCTTCAATTAATCGAATTCCCTTAGTTTTAACTAGCGGAGATTCCATGTTGGTTGTAATCTCAATGCCTGTATTAGTTTTAATACACTCATAAGAAAATGGAGTATCAGAATTGAATATGAAGTATAGACTCTGTCCAGGCTTTAGGTTTTCCGGATTTACCAGTGGATATTTATCAATATCAATTTTTATTTCGGAGTAATCTGGACTTCCGGCAACTGGTGTAGATTCTTTCAATCCCCATACTTGTTTAAAATTAACAGCTACAACCACAGCAAACAAAGTGACCAACGGTGCACCTGAAGACTGTTTTTTAAATCTTACATGCATGTTGCTTATTTCAATCTGTATTTTTTTTAGAGTGATATTAGTTGATACGAATGGTCCTTGCTCGATGGGGTTGGTTACTCCGAGCCTAATTCCTGCATATTCATTGGTATTATCCCCAAACTCATATTCCTCTGATCTTTGGAAAGACAGAAAATGGTCATTTACATTAAATCCTGTTGAGCTTGGTTGTGAAATATCATATGTATAATAATTAGAGAGATTCTTATAACCTTTTTTATAGCCTAAATTAAAGGTCTGGACCGGCGTGATCACATTCTCATCCAAATCTTTTTCCGCGAATAAATCAATGGTCGTTTCATCCCGGTTGAACAGTTTGTTTCTGGCTTCGCTTTTGATCAGTTCGATTTCTATTTTTGGACGGGATTTCCCATGCTGAAAGGAGTATTTATTGAAATTTAGCTCAAAGTTATCCTGCAGCAGATCATGTTCCACACCATCTTTAACCGCTAACCATTTGAATATGACATGACCATCAACGCCTTGTTCGGCGTTTACATTCTTTATCACATTGAAAGCTTCCGGCATACTGGCCTCCCAGAATTGGATCTTTTCATTATCCCCAATAATGAAATCTTTGACATACCATAATTCATCATCAATATTGACGATAGAATCAGCCGTACTCCATCCGTCCGGCTTTTCGATTACATATTCCCCCTGGTATGCTCCGGAAACTACAATGAGTTTGTAGATCTTCTTTACACCGTCTTCATAAAAAATGTGTTTTATATCCATGTTTCCTCTCCGGTTTTTAAATCATATTTCCCTACTACTTTGGAGATGTATCCAGGTTTTTCTTTAATTATCATTCCTTTTTCTTTTCGAATGGATGTTGGCCCGAAATCCTTGAATGCTTTCCTCACTGCTGATTCAAGCTTCTTTCCATTATTACTTGCCGATTGATTCACTGAAACATTCACAATAGGCGTCTGAAGACTTTGCTGGATGGATCTCTTTACCAACCGGTTTCCGATCTTTGAATTTGGCCCCATTGATTTCAGAATATTCTTCGATTCTTCCGCGGTGAATACTTTATCTCCGGATTCAAGCCACGTCATCTTTGCCCCGCTTCCCGAACCAAGGGATTTAATATTGTCGTTTTTATCAGTGATCAACTCGGCTCCCTTTTCCTGAGTCCAGGCGTACTCGGCTTTTCCGCCTTTTCTACCTTTCCAATATTTAGGAGTAGGGTCTTTGGACATAATGGCAACAGATTGAGCGATACCGAATGCCAGGGCTAATCCTGCCATCACGAAAGATGCCGGAGGCGGCATGGAGGCAAGAGCCTGAGTCGCACCTAAAGCACCGTTGATCAGAGCCTGTTGTGAAGCTGCTTTTTGCTCTGCTTTGGCCTTCTGGGTCTCAATCATCTTTTCCCGCTGAAGCTGCTGCTCTTTTACCACTCTGGCTTCGTCTTCCAGCCTGGCACGTTCAGCCATTTGTTCAGCGGTTAAATTCTCAATATTATTAAGCTGTTCCAGCCTGCCTTCAAGAATCTTTGTCTCTTGATCAGCTGATTCCTGGGAAAATTTAAGCTGCTCATCCAGAGCGGAAATAGTGTGCTCTTTTTGTCTGTCAATCATTGACGAAAGTCCATCAGCAATGGCAGAAGCAGCAAGCAAAGCAGCATCTTTCGCGGTAAGGGCTCCGGTGCTTATTTTCTCGTATAGATCGTCAAAGTTTTTACCTATAGTTTCAGCGAGATTATCAAATCCAAGAGCCTTTAAGCCTTCAAGCCCCTCATCAGCAACTTGCTTCCATCGGTCCTTTTCTTCATTCCTTTTTTCTCCTTTTGCCTGTTTTATCCCAGTTAACAAAGCATCTATCTGAGCTTGTAGGTCAGCAATTTGCGCAGCTTCTTCAGCTGTTTCTGCCGGAGACCCTCCTTTTAAAGCCCTGATCAGCTTATTGGCCATAACTCGGCCCTGTTCAATTTTTAATCTTTGAATTTCAAGCTCGTTGGTCTTGATTGTGGCATCTTTTTCAAGCTGAGATAGCTGATATGTTCTTTCGGCTATACTTAGCTTTTTATTAGCCATTATCAGCTGTTTCTGCTCTTCAATAGAACTATCAGAAAGAGATTTGTTTGTATTGGCAAAGGTTTCGAACATTTTACCGTATGCCTCTGAAAGATCCGTGGATCTTTTGTTCCGGTCATCCTGAATTTTACCAATCTCTTCAGCTTTTTTCCTTTCAAGCTCAATAATTGGCTGAGCAGCTGCTTCTGCAATTTTTATCTGCTCATCATAGAACTTTTCTGTTTCAAGCAGCAACTCAGTATCTACTGCTATCTGACTATTTAATCTTTGTACTGCAGATAACGACGTATCATCTTCAAGCTTTTTGGTTTGTCTTTCAAGGACATTAGATCTTTTCTTAAAATTCTCTTCCAGATTTCGGGAATCAATGTCAAATACCTCCTTATTTGCCTGTTCTCTGGCATCTACGGCACGTTTTCTTTCTTTTCCTTCAATCTGTCTTTCCTTAGCATTTTTCCCTGTCAGGAAACCACTTATTTTGTCGCTGTAGTCAGCAATGATTTTTCTATATTCTTTCCAATACTCCTCCTCACCAACCAGAAGATCAAGTCTTCTATTTTTTAAATCTGCAATTTGGTTATCACGCAGGCCTTGCGCGTCCATGATCACATCTTTCTGACGACCGTCTAATTTTGCACCGGTGTATGTTTTTGGTTTTTCAGGCAGACCTTTAGATTTTTGTCTCTGTAAAAGCTTTCCTTCCTCCAAATACCAGTCATCCGCCTTTTTATTAGTAGTGAACCATCCTCCTTTTTCATTTTGAGCCCTCCAAACGTTACGAACTAAAGCGAATTTTTGTCCGCTTAATGTGGCTTTCTGAATGATTTCATTAGCTTCCTTGTATCGATCCACCTGTTCTTTACCCATACCATCAAAGCTTTTGGCGGTAAGTCCATTCATGAAAACCAACTGCTTTTGCTTCCCAATCATTTTATCGAACATATTTACTAAAGAATCATATTCTGCGGTAGCATTTCTAATTGCAATTTTGTTTCCATCAATACCTCTGTTGAATCCATCAAAGTTTAACGAGCCCTGAGCAATAATAGAATTCATCTGAAACAAAATATCTGTTGCAGTTCGGTTTTCTTTTGAAAATGCCTTCGTATTCTTTTCAATTTTCTTCTGTGCATCGAAATACCCTAAAGCACCATATCTGAACTCGTCAAGTACTTTTTTAGTAGCTTCATTTAGATTATTATAATCTTCGGCATTATCTACAAATATTTTACTCAGATACCTATATGATTGCGCAAGGTCTGCATTCAGCTCCTTTAAATGCTCGCTCTGTTGTTCAAGTGCTATTTTTTTAGTATATTGATCATTAACATTTCTTAATTGATTGGAGATACCCTCTAATGTGAGGTGCTCTTTATCTAAACCCTGCTGGAAGAAAGGATTAATCTTTATGATCTCATCTAATATTTCCTTTCTCTTTTTTTCATCATTAATGTTATGGCGTAGTTCAATTCCCAGTAAATTTAACTGAGCCTGTTCCTTCTCAATTACAGTTACTGCCTTATTAGGCGTCAAAGCTTCAAGCATTCGGGTTAAAGCCGTTGAAAATCCTATCACGGATTTTGACATAATCCCAGAGCCATTCTCTACACCATCAACAAAAGCAACCCATGCATTTGCAGCTCTGTTAGTAGCAGCTGTTTGCGTCTGAATCTCTTCTCCAATTCCCAGAGTGTACTTTTTATTCAGCTGCTCGGCGAATTTCGGAAGGACATCATCAGCCAATACTTCTCCATCCTTAAGCATTTTATCAAGTTGGGCTGTTGAAACACCCATACCATCGGCAAAGAGTTTGAACGCTCCTGCCATACGGTCCCCTAACTGACCTCTTAATTCTTCCGCTTGAACTTTACCTTTGGACATCATTTGCCCCAAAGCTCGAAGGATCCCGGTAGTGTCATCCGTAGACACCCCAAGCATTGCGCTAGATTTAGAAACGGCATCGAATATGGTTTGTGATCTTTGCCCCTCCAAGTAGGTGCCCTGAGCGGATGCAGCGAACTTAGTATAAGCATCACTTAATCCCAGAATCTCAATTCCGTATCTATTGGCTGTTTTTGAGAGGAAATCATTCTGAAGATTTACCTCATCATTAGTTTTAAAAACGGATCTTTGGGCAAGTCTGAGCGTATCAAGCTTTCTTGATGTTTCAATGGCTTTTTCGCCCAACCTGAAGAATGAACTGGCGACATTATCAACAACATTTACAATTCCTACTGCCTTTAGTATGTCGGTTATTCTTCCCTTTAAGCCTCCGTTTCTTTGTCCAGCTGGAAGTGTAGATTGATTTAGACTATGCAATTGTCTTTCAAGCCTAATCGCTTCAGTTCTTGCATTACGGAAGTTTCTTACTAATTCAGGATATTGTTGATTATACTCTCGCTGCGTGATCGTTCCATCGCGCAGTCTTTCCCGGAGATTACGAATTTCGGCCCCATAATCTCTGGCTCTTTGTCTTGCCTCCCTAACTTGGCGGGTAAACTGAGCATGAGCACTACTGTTTTCCCGGGTTTGGCGAGCATTACTAGCCGCTTCTCTGGTTGCTTGTTGACGGGCACGACTTTCTTCACGCTCTGCAGCTGCTAATTCTCTTCTGGTCCGAGCCTGCTCTGTTGCAAGTCTAGCCTGTTCACGTTCCAACCTGGCTGTTCTTTCCATGGCAGCGGCCAGCTGGCGTTCCAGTGTTGTATGCTGCTGGGTTGTGCGATTTAACTCCTGTAAAGCTGCATTGAATTCTCTTAGTCGGCCTGTATTCAATGATCTATTCACAAGGTTGGTCTGAGTGACCATGTCCTTAAACATCCTCACGACTTTCCTTCCTTCGGCTTCGATCTTTTTTAATTCCTCAACCGTTTTCTGTCCTTGTATTACCGCTAATTTATCTGACATCTTTCATCATTTTGTTTGCTGCTTCCACCTTCTCCACCAATCTCCTCACATAAAGCCCAAATTCATACAATGAAATCTGCTTATCATCGATCTGCATTTCCAATCCTATCTGCAAGCAGATAAATTGGTCTGTCAGATTAAATTCTTCTGTATCTGTTTTTTCATCCTGTTTTTTTAAGGTACTCTGAAGTTTAGCAATCTGGTTTTTTTGTTTATCGACACGATCCACCAGCTTTTGCCTCTGTTCGACTATATCTTCACATTTTTGTATCTTAAATTGCTTCAAAAGATCCCTGATCACTTCCTCATTGAATTCCTCAGACGGCCCCAGATCAACTTCATATAATCCCTCATGGACCATTCGGATATTATTAGTCATTATCAGCAGGTCGATCATTTTTATAATCAACTCGTACCGTTTCATTTCATTCTGAGCCACGGCGATCTGACCATACTGCATAACCTCTTCATTTTTCATGTTGATGGAAACTGCATAATCCTGCTCAATGAGTTCGAACTTTGCCTTTAAATCATCCAGATCTACTTCCGGAAGATCATCACCGGACTCATAACCCTTGATCATAAATAAATAGTCCCCTGTCTGGTCTATTCTTTTGTAATTCCAGAAGGGGATTTCTTTACTGTCTTGGTAAATTTTAAGTTTTTGCTTCTTCATATTGGCATGGGTGCTCTACAACGGAATACCATTCAGGTATGCCTTCTTCATTAATAAATCCACGTATTTTAGCTACTTCATTCGGGTTTGTATTTGGAGGTACGTGCGCTATTTCAAGCCCGCGAATTCCATCGAAAATATGATAGATGAAGAATCGCTTTTCAGGATCCGTAGCATACTTTTTCAATAGCTGGCAATCCGTTTTCGTGACCGCCTTACTGCAATTACACATTACAATTGACCTTTATTTATTAGTTTGTCAAGTCTTATCTTAATCTTTGGCTTATTGGCTATTTGAGCATCAATCATCTGTTTCTTAGTGATACCAATGATTCTGGACTTAGTGATTATCGCGTAGATATCTTTCATGTATCCCGGATCATAATTTGTATTGAAAACAACTTCCTTCAGATTGACTTTGACTTTAATACTTCCGTAGAATAGTCCATCATACTTTTTGCCCCACGAATGCTTTAAATCCCATCTGCCATCATTTAAAGGGTTTGACTGAACTTTGTAACGCCAGTACAAAAGCTGCCCTCTTCTATACTTCCTAGAATAAAGGGGCATTCGCCCCCCTTCACTAGTCTTTCCCCTTAATAGGTTGTCTTGGTTTATCTTTTCCAGTTTGGATTCTATCAGGGCCTGCTGGACCATTTTCGGTGCCGTCTTTTTCGCCAGCTGGATCCTCTTCAGGAATGTCTCCGGATTTATCGTCGCCATCTGCCTTTTTAATTTTGGGGGAAATGAATTTATCTATAGTCTCTCTGTCTAATTCAGGAAACTTTTTTTGAATGTAGCGCACCGCCGCCTCCATGTCAGGAAACGGCTTTTCTGGTGCTATTACATATTTGCCTACAGTGTATTTCATTACGCTACTTTTTCAGTTTCTGATTTACCAGCGTAGTAGTCAGTATCCAGAACATAAACCGGATAACCCGCTTGATTGATCTCAAAAGAGATATTATCATTGGCGACTAGAGCGGCATGTGTGAACGTATAAACTCCATTGAGTTCTGTTGATGCCGTAATCGCTTCAAGAACTCCGTTTCTTCTCATCTTCCAGTTAGCTGGAGTAGTAAGCCCCGAGACAACAGAGTCTGCGCAGATGTTTGAGACAGTAACCTTTGTAGTAACTGCTGCTGCAACTAATGGTGCGTTGATATCTACACTTACCCCTGTAATTGGGTTCAGTTCCGTAAAATCAATGTCATCAGCTTCCAACACTACAGACTGACCTTGCCAGTACTTCATAGCAGCAGGGGTTAAGTCGATTCTCATCATTGATCCACCTCCTTCAGCAGCTGTTTTCACTTTTTTGATACCAGTAAATAGAGATACATCAAAACCTTTTACAGTTCCATCTTTCATCTGTTGGCCAATGATAGAACCATCTTCGAACACCAAGAAAATAGAGTATCTTTCACTCTTATCCAGCTTCTGAAGCTGATTCTGGAAACAACTGTTTCGATACCAGGTTACGTTCCATTTCTTGATTCCATTCGTGTTCTTAATACTCTTACCGTTCGCAAGGTCAGTATAAGAAGGATCCACATCCGCATCTTCGGCCGCATCAATCGGCACCGTTCCAATGATCATATCCTTCTGGATAAAATCGTCAAGAATCGTTTTCGTGAATGTTGCCAGGTCGAATCTCACTCTTCTGTCAGCGAAAATAATCCCTTGAATCATTCCTTCATCACAGAACAATCCGCCCAGTCTGGCGATAAGTCCTGCTACATTACATTTTTTGATTGTTAACATTTTATTGTATTTTAATTTTTTATCGTTTAGCAATTTTTATCTATTGCATAAGGCTGTGTAGTAAGTTCAATTTTCAGGTAGTAATAAGGTTGTTGGTTGTCGAAATCGTGAACGAAATCAGAATATATATTCTGATAATTCGTAGTAACTGTAATTTTACTTTCAATACCCGGACACAAATCCAGTGTTTTAACGATATCCATTAAAACTACTCCGTCTACTCTGTCTTTAGATTGCGGATATATTGAAGAAAGATCGAGAATTGCATAAAGGTTTACTTTGGTCTCAAATTGTCGGTTGTTTACTCTCTCCTGGTCATCTTCTGCAGTAAAGAATATTTTATTCTGCTCCGAAACAACTAAAGAACCAGTGTATTGGTTGTTTCCTAAATAATGCTCGATTGTTCTTTCTTCGTCTTTGTTTTCCAGAACATAGCATCGGGGGAAAACCTCCAGATTTGCATTCCATAATGCGGAAAGCTTATCATGTAACTTTACTTGAATCCTGTCAATAATAAAGTCAAGTCCTAACGCTTTTTCTCTCCTGTAAATCATACCGAAACTATTTCTATTTCTAAACCATCATTATCACCTAATTGGGTGTCAAATGTTTTATTAATTATTCTCTTCGCCTCCTTCAAGCTTGCGTGATATCTCTTCGCTACAGTATTGGCTTGCAATTCTTTTGTTTCATATACTAGAAGTTCTTTATCCATCTGCATGTTGGTGTTTCTGTTGCTCCTGTTATTTGAGTTATACAGGAACGACTGCAACGCCATTAATTCGAAGGTGTTTCTAATGTGCTCCGAAAAGTTCAATAGATTATATTCGATGTATTTGTCACTTTCGAGACTTACCGAAATATTGAATCCTAATCCATTTCCTGTAGAGTTGTAGGACCATTCACAGTTTTCTGGGCTAATCCCGGTTCCTGTGGCTGTATAACAGATAAAACCGTCATACTTCAAGGAGTCAATCCAGTTGCTATTTGAAAGAATCCTTTGACTGTCAATTGCGAACATCCATTTACCCGGTCCAGAGAAAGAATAACCAATCTTTTCAAACTCCAACTTTCCATCTTTCGGATGAATAGTTATTGTTTGGATTAATTTTCCTTGATTGATCACATACAGATTTATAGGATCATTCGTCAAAGCCTGTATCACAATTTCATGGATAGTGAATCTAATGTAATCACTGCCTTTCGGCTCGAAAACAAAGGCCGAGTAATCCCCTGAAAGCATCAATTCATCCTGACCTAAATCATACAGATATTGAGAATTAATAAGTCTTTTTGATAATTTCAAATCTGATACGACTTTATCTTTCACCTTTTGATTAAATGATTTTAGGATAAGACTTTCTTTATTGGTCTTTAGCCAAAACACACCGTCTTCCGGATCTTCTCCGCTTAAATTATTAACCAAACACTCATACACCTCGTCATTGAAGCTTACAACGTCCTTACGGTCTTGTGATTCAGAGTATTTATTGTAAACCTGACCACTATTATAGTTCTCAATTTTAAATTCAGGAATGGGAAGGAATTGCAGAAGATTATCCAAAGTCAACGACGGATGCACGCCACTATTAAGAATTATCCCTGTTTTTGAATTCAGCTTTAGTTCTTTATCTAATACAACATCCGTTGTGAAATCTTCTACAAATCCTAATTCCATTACCAAAAATTTAAATTATGCTTGTTTTGCCCAAATACCGGTTGCAGATAAAACCACCCATGCTTTTACACCAGGTAAACCGGTTCCAATAATGGTGAGACTATCTCCTGTCTGCGTTGTTGCCTTTGTATTCAAAGCTGCTTTGTTCACAGTTCCATCCAAAACAACTACTGAACTGGCCAGTGTTACTGTTCCGGAAATCCCATCGGTTGCTGCCGGAGAAACCTTAATGATATTATTTCCTGCAGCTCCAATATTTACAAAGGTGTAAATCAACCCTGCCTGTGTTGCTGGAAGAGTGATCGTTTTAGCGTCAGTTCCAACTAAGAAAATCTTACCTGAATCATTGGCCGTTAAGCTGACATCATTGGCTACTACCTGAGTAACTTCTTTGCTAAGCTGAGCCGCTTCTCCGTTTGATTGTGTTACGTAATTCATAATGCAATTTTTAAGAAGTTAAACCTGATAATTTCACGATATCATTCACTCGTGTACCCAAATCACTATTGTATCTGTACACAACATAGAATCTTTGCCACATTGCCATTTCTTGGAAAGCGGTCATGATCAGATTGCTATCTGTTCCACTTCCTACCAAGGCTGTAGCATTTGTTGCTTCGTTATTCACGTAAATGTTTGCTCTCATTCTTGTGAATGGTAATTCAATATCTGAAATAGACCATTTTTTACCAGCGAACTCAGTTCCTTCACGGAAATCAAAAGGGAAGTTTTCAACGATACCAATTGCTCCATCTCTCACGGCAAATCCGTTGAAAATGTTGCTTCCAGGAATGATTGTCCCAGATTCATACAACCTATCTGCATTAGGTAATCCTAAAGCTTCTAAGTTCTTTTCATTGGCATTTCCATACTTGGCCATTTGTGCCTTCTGAATAGCCAAACCAGCTCTTGATGTAACGAAATTATATTGACCTCCAACTTCATTCGCTTTCATTAAAGCATCGAAATTGAAAAACATAGTCTCTTTCTGAGCGGCTTTATTTACTTCCAGCGTGTCAGTTGTTGCGTTGAAATTAAAAGTCCCGTCTCCTTGGCTTACTTGTGTAGTAAAGTCTAGGGCTTGCGTTTTTCTTGCTTCCAAAACAGTAGCCAGAATCGATTCAATTCGTTGCCCCATTGCATACGAAATGTTCTTCATCTTCTCTCTTACTGCATATTCTGAATCAATCACGTTATTTCCGTATAGTGCCGGAGTATGTCTGAAACCAGAGAACACGTCATACGCTACAAAAGCATATTGAGCTGATTCTTCTTGGTTCGCAGGAATTACAAATCCAGGTGTTGAAGTAACCTGTACTTGCTGATCCTTGATTACTGGAATCTGAACATTCCTCAATGAAGAGGATTCATTCATCTTTTTTCTCGCTGTTGGAGAAATGTAGTCTGTGTACTGTGTGCTATCCTTTGCAAGATCTAAAACGCCAAGTTCTGCAAAACGCTTTTCGTTGGTCGAATTAACGTCTTGAAAGTCGAGCCACATAGTTGCATCTAAATTCATTGTTTTTGTTTGTTTTTAGTTAATATTTTACGTCTTGCAGTCCTTTGCGCTATTTTGTCTCAATAATTTTTTTGTTGTACTCAGCAAATTTGGCCGAGTAAGAAGGGTCGGTAACTGAAACACCATCTTTGGCTAATTTCTCCTTAATCAGTTTTGATCTTTCTGCAGTGTTCGTTTTTACTTCCTTAGGAATTTCCCCATCAAAACCTTCTACTTTAAACTTCTCACCTGTAGCCCCGGTTCCTCCTTGCTTCCTTTCTTCTGTAATAGACTTCAGATCCTCATCTTTTTCTACCAATTCAGAAAGCTTACAGTTTTTATACTGATTCTCTTTGTCAACGGCCATATATTCGCCATCTACCAATTCAATATTATACTTGTCCTCTACTTTTTTCTGGAACTCCTTCCACTTTGCATCAACTTCATACTTGTTGGCTCCGGAAGTAAAGGAAGGCTTTACATTACCGAATGCAGCCATTCTTTTATAATCAGAAAGACTTTTACTGGTCTCTTCGTACTTTCCAGCTTTATCCTTTAAAACATCATAGTCTGCCAGCTGTTGTTTAGCAAGATCCAGATCAGCCTTTGCCTTATCTAATTCAGTTTTCGTAGCTTCATCTCCTTTGAAGTCTTTCAGTTTTTTAGCATACTCATTCTGAGCCTCTGTTAGCTTACTCTTTTGATCTTCCAGAGCTTTATCAGAAATTCTCGCGAAGTAATCCCCAAACTTTTCACCTTGCTGACGATCTTCTTTAATTCCTGTTTTGTCTTGAAAGTATTTCGCAGCACCCGCAAGGATTCCCTCTGCATTCTCATTGGCTTTTCCGTCCCAGTCTTTTTTCTGATCCGAAACATAGTCAGTAATCTTCGGGTTAATTGCAGAAACCTGCTCTGGTGTTAGATTAAGCTCTTTCGCTAATTCTTCTGTGATAATCATAGTCTTTTATGTTTTACTTTGTTAGTACTTCTTCAAATTCGGTTGTAATAAATACCGGCTGTAACGGATTGTTAAATGTTTTTACAGTTAGATAGATTGTTTTCGTCTGAATCAATCTTTCAATTTCTTCATCAGACAAGTCCCAGCAGGTAACTACATTTCCTTTTTCATCTTTAAAAGCGGGAAGAGGGTTATATTCTGGCTGATCTTTAGCAAATATTACATTCTGCTCTGGAAATTCTTTTGGCGTCATTATTGAGCTTGTTTTCCATTGATTTTATTCACAATCTCTGTAAGAGTCAAAGCTTCATCAGCTGGTTCACCTACAACTTCCAAATAATTAGCTCTTGCGGCCTCTAATGACTTAAACTCTTTAAACTCTTCAATCTTGGTGTTGATCTGATCTACAGTCCAAGTAGGTCCGCCTTTTTTGCCTACAATCTTCTCGTAAGATTCACGGGCGTCTTTCAGCTCTTGTGCTGAATTGTCCACAGGTACAGAATCTTTTTTCAATACTTGAAACTGAGTCCCACTCGTCAAGGCATTTATTTTATCCTCTAAATCCTTGATCTTTTTTTGATCTGGAGTTAATTCTGCTTCAGGCGTTTTGATGTATTGATCAACTTCGCTTTGAATGCTTATCACATCTTCAACTTCCTTATATCTTTCTAAGGACTCTACAGGTACTTTATGATTAAAATCTTCAAGATCATAGGCAGTGATAACTTCTGCCTTTGTAATACCGTTAGCGCGCATATGCTTTAGGAAATTCACCCATTCCGGCGTATCATACTGTAGAGAAATGTTTTCCGCCTTACTTGTTACATTTCCATAAGCATCATAAGTGACAGCTCCATAGAATAGTTTAAGTGTTACTGATAACTTTGTCATTTGTTATAATATTTTTGATTAAATTCTTGATCAAGATTATTTTAGTTCCTTCATTCATTTCCTGCAATCCTTCGTAGAACATTTCTATCTGTCCGTACTGAGCCTCAAATAATGCAATCCAGTGATCAAACCTCGTTTGCATTTCGAATGTCACAGGATCTATATCTTTCCCTTGTGCCGTACTGAAATCTAAATCTGAGACATAAGGAATAATCATATACAGAATTACATCTCGCTTCGCTTGGTTTGAATTGTGCTTATTTCTTACCTGAGATATTCTTTTAAGGATCTTTCTGCGCTCAATAGAATTAGGAGCTATTTTGAATGAATTATACAATTCATCTAAACTTTCAATGAAGAAATCCGTTCCGAAGAATACTTCTACACTCACATTCTCTTTTCCGTGCAACAGTGCTAAAGTCTTATAGTCAGAAAGTTGTTTAATGCGGGAAAGCTCTTCACTCATCCATCTTAAAATATCTTCCTTACCATCATAGCCTTTTGAAACTTGTAGCTCATTTTTAGCCGCTTCATTCTGTTCCTTGAAATCCCCGATCAAAGAAGCCTTAATTTTACTCTCAATTTCATTAATTCGATCATTCAAGTAATCCAGAGATTCAACCGGTAGGTAATGGAATTGGAAGTAGTTTTTCACTATATCCATATTGATTGTTCCATCTGCATTATTCCCAGCGGGAACCTTTACGATTGTTCCGGCCTGCAATTGACTATCTGATGATGATACGGTATAATTAAAAGTAGGATTTGAACTTCCACTAAGCATGTATGGTGACATCGGTTCTTTATCAGAAAGTGTTTTCTTTAAATTACCATCAGCCTTAGTGTCTTTCGTCTTTAACTGAGTAACAATTGGAATCGCGCCATTCGGTTCCGTCATCTTCTGAAGAGTCTTAAGGAATACGTATTCTTCCAGATCGTTTTTTATGTAGCTAAATATTGACTTCTTAACCACATAATTTTCATTAAACATATTTTCAGAAGAAACCCAGTCAGCCGGACACTCCCCCAAGTCATGAGGGATCTGCAGCAAGATGTTATAATCTCTATCAAAAAATATATATTGCAAACTATCAATGTAGGAATAGCCGCTTTTAAGGCCTGATTCAGTTTCAATGGATGATCTGTAAGCAATGCGACTGATAGCCTTCTTATCACACTCTACAGACACAATGATAGACACTGGGATGATTTCCCGGTATCTCTTATTCTTTTCATCTATATCCTGAACCACAACTGCATTGTGATTGAATAGAATTGCATCAAAAAGGTCATTGTCAAAATCCTTTGAATTCAGATCTGCATGACATGCTTCTTCTTGACCTTTAACGATGTATTTAAACACAGAGTCATCTGCGTGGTAAACTCTTCTTAATTGCGGCTTTACCTCGTCGTTAATAATCCTTGCAGATGGTAGCGGGAATCTTAAGTATTTGTAGAATGAAAAGAAGTTGTCTGTTTTGAAAATAGTCTTAACCCAATTCAGAAACTTTTCGTTGGTTGAGTATTTTCGATCAACCCATTGCTTTAAATATTCTACCGTGATATTCTCCTGAAGGGAAGACTGTGTAAAATAAGACAAATCCCTATGTTGCATCTCAGCATCAATAATGTTCTTCCCATTTACCTGTTGTCTTACGAATTCTTTAGGATCTAGAATATTCACCGTTTGCAGTTATTTTAAAGCAAATGTAAATAGTCTTTTTTCTAGTGATGGCGAGTGTAAATTTATTTTATGGAAATTAATCTGTTAATTCCACTCTGCTTCTAAATCTTGACCAGAGTTCCAGGCCATATGGCAATAACGCGCCCAGTCCCACATGTGATTGTACTTATCAACCGGTTGATTAATCATGATACCGTTGATCTCTCTCCATTTGTAATTCTCTACTTCTTTTTTTGATTTTGAATAAAGGTGGTTTTTAACAATATGGATCTTCTTTTTCTTCATTGAGAGAAGATGGTAGGTGACAGACTTTGTCTTACTAACTTTCATCGCATTCCATCCAAGGTTTATAAGGTCCTGTACCATTTGAACGGTCCCGTTCTTTTCAGACACATGTTTATCGGATGAATCACATATTATCAAATCTGATTCTGAAATATTCAACTTTTCATAGCAACTACCTAAAACATCCGCAGTCTCAATTGATTCATACAGTAGCGGTTCTATGTAAATGTTCATTTCATCTTCATAGTATCTACCAAAGGCATTGGGATCCGATGTAAATCCGAAGTCATTACCATAAATACCACCATAATATTCTGGGAACTTATCAATCCAGGTGATCTGAGGAAAAATCACTCCCTTCATTGCTCCACGTAATCCAAGGCCGTAAACCTTCCACATGAATTCATCTGCGGTACCCTGATCAATGTTCAACGGATGCGGTGGAGGCTGATTCGTCTCTGATACCGGCTCTCCATTATACAGAATATTATCACTCGTTACCTCATAGCTACCCGGAAGCCATGGCTCATATCCTAATATCTCTTTTAATTCGTTTCCGGATATGTAAGGATTGTCTTTGAATGTAGTCCTTAAGAACAGCACATCTTCTCTAGTGGTCACACTATCAAAAACCCAATGATCTGTAAAGCTGGGATTGTAGTCCATCCACCAGAACTTTCTACACCTCATTTTTACCTGATCAAAGATCGTTTTACTGATCATCATCGCTTCATTGAAGAATGCGTAATCACATCCTCCCCCATGCTTACCGTCCCCAAGCATATTAATAACCGTTTTACCTATTCTAAAACTAGGGACCTCTTTGGCATTATGGAATGGATTTGGTAGGCCGTAATCGTCTAAACGACGCTTGAAATCTTCGTAAACTGTTGTTTTGAATTCATTGTAAGTTTCCCGGTAAATATTAATCGTGCAGCCTTCTTTTTTATGCTTTATCGTCGCCAGGTAAATGATAATGTCCACACCGGACCATGTCTTTCCTGATCTGGAGCTTCCTTCAAGGGCAACACCGGAATATCCATATAATAAAACCGGGCGGTTATGTTCGTTAAAGCCCCACTTCTGACCGTTTATAGCATCAAATAACGCTTTATAATTTGGATTTGTATCATCGTTTATGTTTGTCAGTCTATTAACTAAACGATCAACCTCTATATCATTGAGAAGTTGTTCTAAAAGCACTATTTCAGCGTCTGTTAAAGACATTTATTTATATTTAATTTTTTGCAATCACTTTTGTCTTAGCTGCTGCCAAGGACTTTAATTTTATTTCAGGCGTTTTGTAGACTATCTCGTCTGTCTTTGTCCAATTGGATTTTATTTCTTCTAAACTCATTTTAGCTATTGAATTTTAATAGATAACCTAAATTCCCATCGTCTGCTTTTCTTTGGGCAAAAATGCCATCCATGATGATGTAAAAGATCAGTTTAGGAATATTTCTATCAATTATCCTTTGATATTTTTCATAGACAATATGTTTTGCGATTGCCGAATCAGATGGATCGAAAATATCATCAATGGTTTTGAAAGGCAAATTAAATTCTGCAGGATTTGTCAGCATCTGTTTGTAAGCCGAAATAGATTGTTCATTGATAGTCATCGTCTTTTATTTTTAGGTTTAATAAATCTAGGTTTAAGGTTTTTCTTTCCGTTGGGGAGTAAGCCGTATTTCTTCATCGGGAAACTTCTTTTAGAATTAATTCATATTGAACGACCATCATTTCAGTCTTATCTTCAGGTTCTAAATTATAATCTCCCCGATGACCACCAATGATCATTTTAGCAGAACCTTCCGTGGGATAAGTGATTATATCCTTTTGCTTTTTAGGAATATCGAAATACCTTCCGATAGAATTTCTACATAAGAACTTAGTGCGTTCTTTATTCGTGATTAAAAAGACATTTTGCATGATTGTTTTAATTTGATGAAATAATAGCTTCTAATCGCTTAATGCGTTAATTACTTTAGGCAATGATTGTAAGGCCTTAGTTTGTTTGTCCTTTCTGCAAGTGTCACAATATACCAAACTCCACCTAAAGAAAACGTTAGGACGTTCATCGTTCCAAACTTTAAATTCAGCAGGCTTCTCATAGGCAACACCGCATATTTCACAATTAAGTTTTAAGTTTTTCATATCCTTTATTGTTTAAGCCACTCAATTACTTTATCGGTGGTTATTTACCTAATTTCTTTAAAAGCTCCTGGATCTTATGTTCTCTTTCCTCTGCGGACATAACATTCTCTATCTTTTGCTCCTGATATTGAATTGCTAAAATCTTCAACTCTTCAGGAGTAGCAATTAGTTTCATAAGCGCCATTTGCAAAGCAGGTGAATTACTCTTATACCACTTTGAACGCATCGAAACCTTTAATTCAACACGATTCTTCTCTAGTAATTCTTTTAGCTCGTTCATTTCGTTTGAATCAACTTTAAAGAAATCATAGAACTTAGTCTTACCACAAGGCAGAAAAGAAACTATATCTTCTATAAAAAAAAGCTTATGTTTCTCTATTGCTTCTTTAGCCTTATCAAGTATTTCTTTCTTCTTGTATGCCATGGTTAGTAATCTTTTTATTTGAAAAAACCACCCCAATACAAGAGGGATAGAGTAATTGCTGCACTTGTAAAATTTAACCAGAAATTGTACTTTCCTTTTTTTTCTTTTCCATGTAGGTTTGCTGAGCATAATAATGAAACTCCATATAGCGCTAATAAAATAATTTGTGATGTTCCCATTTTCGTATTTTATTTATTAATAATCTTCTGTACAGCTGTAACCCTGCATTAAGAGTTCAGCCATTAGTTTGTTCTTTTGTGCTTCCGTAGGACATGTAACTTCGAATCTAAACACAGGGATGTATGTTTGCTCCTCCGGAATCTCTTCTTCTATTGGATCTGTTGAAAACTTTAAATCCAATCCCCATTCTTCCAATTGTTCACCATCCCATTCGTTTGCGAGTAGGTCCCAATCCCATTCACCTCCAGAAACATTATCTTTGATCAGAAACTCTCTCTGCTGCTCTTCCGTTAAATGATCAGCGATGATAATCGGCACTTCTTTCAATCCAGCCTCTTGACACGCCTTCAATCTCATGTTGCCGCCTAACACGATCATATCTTCATTAACTACAATCGGACGAATATCCAGCATTTGTGGAAATTCTTGAATAGACTTTACCAGTTTCTTAAACTTGTCATCTTTTATCAATCTTGGATTATTTGGATTGATCTTCACTTCTGATATATTTACTTTTTTTGAATTCATTTTTACTGTTTTAAATACCAATTTATTAGTTTCACTATACTGTCAAATTTCCATTGGAAATCTGCATAGTACCCCAGTGCCTTAAGCTTTGAAATAGTTTCATTTTGTTCTCTTAGATGAGCATTAGATTTAAGCTCACCATTAAGCTTATAAGGTGATTCTGCCTTCAACTCTATAAACAATCCATGATAGGCCCCTTTTGGGGAGAATATGAGAAGATCCGGAGTTTTAAATCCTGGTTTTTGAATCTGTGAATTTCTTTTTGCTTGAAACTTTGTAAGCTTTAAACTTGCTATTGTATCTGACATAAAAAAGACAGAAGGATGCGCAGCCCTTAGGTAAGCACACACGCGTTTTTGTAAATCGAATTCAGGCTGCTGTTTCATCTCTAAACTACATTCTACTTGGCCAAATCAACCAAAGCATTTATTTCAACGTGAAACTTTATCAATCGAGCAAAGTCTTTTGACTCTATGGGATTGATCTTCTTTTGTATTTGTGCAATTGAAAGGTCCTGAAAGTTCCTATACAGGATACCCAGCATTTCGATGTAATGATTTACATCAGTCACGAGATCAGAGTTACATTTTCCTTCTTCTTTAAGCATAGCAATAAAGCCAGACGCTTCGACGGCTTTTAATCTATTCTCCTTCTTTAATAATCCTGTGATTATTTTTGCTTCAGTACTTTTCATGTATTATTCTTTGGTATTACTCGTGAATGAATCAAAAGTTTTATTTTCCCATTCTCCCTTTTCCCGTACTAGAACAGATGTTATTTTCTCTTCCATTTCATCACTTGGATAAGCAAAAGGACTTTCTTCTTTAAAGATCGGATCTCTGATATCCCTTACTTCCATTGTACCTGCAGGATTAAATCGAATTTCGATCTTAACCGATTTATCACTACCGGAACCAAAATCCAGCCCTATGTAGCTTATATGATCCACGTTATTAATTTTAAACTCCATACTATTGATATTTTGATTTTAAGCTGTTTTCCAATATTTATTCTGAACTACATTCTGAATGCAAGAAACGGATACATCGTATTTTTCAGCAATCGCTTGGTAAGTCTTTCCAGATGCTCTAAGATTTCTTATCTCTCGGGCCTTTTCTTCATTCAGCCGCGCCATACCATTGCGAGTTCCTTTATGGGAGAAGCCAGCTCTTCCCCTTGAAACACTAGCCAGCTGACTCCGGGTGGTCCATGTGAGGTTAGACAAGGAGATATGAAGGAAATTTCCATCTAAAGGTTTTAGAACCTCATTCTCCTTCGGTGGTCGAATGAAAGCTTTGGCAAAAAGCCTTCCTACCTCTTCATTTTTGTATCTCCCCCGCCCCATGGCGATTTTGATAAAATACCTTCCGGAAGTAATCGTTCTTCTAAGTATAATTGGCCTTTTTCTAATAAAGCTTTTAACTCGTCCATAGTTCGAAACCATATACCCTCCTTTGTACTCAGATATTTCCCTCCAAATTTCACCAGGAAGATCATTCAAATCTGTTTTAACTGTTTCATTCATACACACATTCATTTATAAAAAACAAGCCCCATAACGTATGTTATAAGGCTTAAAAAAGAAAAATTTAAAAAAAAGAAATTATGGATATCATTCATTGCCGCCTTCATTGTGGAAAGAGCAGGAATCGAACCTACACCTCAGGATCAACGCGCATCACCTGTACTCTATCCATTAGAGCTATCTCCCCAAAAACCAAGCACCCTCAACATCTTCCACCACGCAACCCCATTCTTCCACTTCATATGTGCTTGAATAAGACAAAGCTACAAATGTTAGATGAAATACACAAACAATCTAACATTTTTTATTTCATTAGACTAACATTATTGTTTCGATCAAATAACACAAGGAATAATTTAACAAACTTTAACATTTTAGCTATTGACTTATATATCATAAATGATATATATTTGTACTATAGAAATGAGAGACAAATCAACTCATTAAATTTAGAATCTGGCGGCAACAGTTTAATACGGCAAAAATAACAATGTCAACAACTGCAAAAAACATCTTCAACTACATTCAAGGAATGAATGCTAATTCTCAAACAGTTTCATCAATCGGGACATTTGTAACAGCTTTTAGTCAGCAAGTAGCAGATTCACAAGTTTCAGAAATAATACAAGTTTTGGTCAATTCTGATAAAAAAGAAACTCTAGCATTTAAAATTGCTTCAACTAACACTACTTTCTCTGAAAAACAACTTTGGGTTATTGCTTTTGAATTAGAAAAAAATCAAGAGTTCGCGCAAAATGTTAACAACTACTATGAAAAGCAAGCTTTACAATCAAAGCAAAAAGCTCAAGAATCAAAAGATAAACTTGCTGCTAACAAAGCGAATTCACAAAACGAATTAGACAGAATTAAATTAGCTGGAAAAAAGCTAGGCGATTACTATGCGTGGTTGAAAAAATCATCTTTTAAAAAAGAGTTTTTTAACAAAAAATATTCAAACGAATCTGTATCTCAATTTATAGCAATTTAATATTATGAAAAATTTAGAAAGAATCTTAGATAACGCTTTTATAGCAACGCGAATAGAATCTAAAAGAGGGACGGAATTCTACAGTACAGAATTTCATAGGCCAGTGACACAAGATAGCTTGTATGATATTATTTTTAAAAATGATATAGACATTGATTTGCGAGATTTTAATAATCTAATAACAAATTACAAATTCGCAAAAGACTACCATACAGATTGGTCATCAGAAGTTTTTTTAATAATTAGAAAAGATGGCTCAGAAATAAGATTTCAAAAAAAAGGCGGCAGTGATCGAAAGGTTATATCATTAAAAAAAGAATATTTAAGAACTTCTGAATTTCAATGGTCTGACTTGTTTTCTGATGAACATTTATTCACTACTGATTTTAAAATCCAAAAATTACACTCAGACAGATATTATACACCTGAGTCCAAAAAAGACAATCAAGGCAACCAGTGGCAATTGCTCGTTTTGATTTTACAACAAATTGCCGATCAAAAGAATATCACGCAGCAAGAAATTGCCGACAAAAGCGGTTTGTTGCAATCAAATGTGAGCAGGTTTTTCTCGCTGAAATACAAACCTACGTTAGATACGTTCCTTCAGGTAGCCAAAGCGATAAAAGTAAACTTCTTTTTTGAAGATCAAGAGAACGCCTCAGATTTAAATTTAGCATTTGAAAAAGCAATGACCGAATTAGGCAGAAGACCAGATAATTTGCCTAAAAATTAATTTACCGAAATATCAAAATAAAACCACTCTTAAACTAGAGTGGTTTTAAGATTCCAGATAGTTTAGCTCTCGTAATCCCGGCCAACGAAATACCCAAGCATAAAGAAGTCAATTGGCTGAATTTCTTTACCGTCTTTGCGGGTGAATTCTATTTGAGTGTCGTAATGTCCGCGCTGGATTTTAATATTGTGTAATGCTCTTACACCTTGACCGAGGACGCTTGTCTTCAAGGCTCCGATTACTCCCAGGATTAAATGGTTTTGGTGTTTTATTTTGATACTTTTCATCTCTTGACTTTTACTCTGGTCTTACTATTTTCCAAGCTACGATAGTATTGAAATACTTTGTTTCGCCTTGTGGAGAGGTCCATTCTCTTCCGTGGATATTAATTCCTACTGTTGCCCGGTCTCCCTCTTTAAAAGGCTCTATAATGTCCACTTTTTGAGACAACAGCTCAATGTTTATTGTTTGAGAATATTGCTCTTCAGTAGCTAAAACAAATTCTCTTTTTTGAAATCCAGTGCCGAATGTCTGAATTTCTCCTATTTTTTTTATTGTTCCTATTAATTCCATTATTTAAATTTAATAAGTTTGGTTATTGTTTGGTTGTGGGTTGCCGTAATTAGAGGATCATTCGTTTCTTAATCGCTTCAATATGATCGGCTAAATACTTGTTATGTTCTTTTTTGTTGATTGGAATTACTTTTAGTTCCATAATGCCTTTTGCGTGTGAACAAGCATAATCCTTTGTGTAAATTCCCGCGCCAAGTTTCGACTCAACATATCCACAAGAATTATCACGATAATAAAGCCCTCTTTTCATTATATGGCAATGCGTTATTTCCGGATTTGCTATAATTTCATCCAGTTGGCTTTGATGATCTTGTTTTCTGATTTCTTCACGAACTTTTGATCTAACGACTTGATTTCCGTTAAACTCAACTAAATCAACTTCTTTACATCTAATTACAGGAATATTTAAAAACGTCACTTCATTGCCCCATTTGTTTTTTACACCGTCCATTTCAGACATATTCATAAATTTAGTTTTTGCTTTTGAACGATTCTCGGCCCTACAATTTAAATCATCATAATACCAAGGTTCTTCTAATTGATTTGTTCCTAATTTCCAGCCTTTTTGAATGACAGGCAATGATTCTATTAATTCTTCTGTATCTTTCATTTCTAATGTTTTACTGTTAGTTCTTCTCCGATTAATCCGGTTTATAAATATCCAAATGCTCGTGCTGCAACCTCGCCTATGTCTGTTAAATCACCTAAATCCTCAGGGTCAAAAGCAGTATTGTTTTCATCTTTATAAAACTCTCCAATTTCTTCATCAAGTTTATCCCATTTATCTGCTTTTATCTTATACAGGTCTAATTGCTTAGCTAATGTTTCCAACAAGTCCTTTGTTGTCTTTGAAAAGTTATTTGCCGGATTATTAATAACTCTCCTAATCTTCTCTTGTGCTGTATTTTCCATTGTTTTATTATTTGTCGATTAAAGTTGCTTTGTTAATAAACTGGTCTTCTGTAAGGGAGAAGACGTTGAAATGCCAGGATAATAACATTTGAGCAGTTTTATAGCTCATATCTATTTCTATTAAAGACTCTTTGAAGCTTAAAATATAATCTTCATCCATTTTGGATAGATCAAAGCAATATTCTTCTAAGATTCTATGAAGTGGCACAAACACGTCCCCCTCGTGTTCTATTTCCTTTGTTAGGTAGGATAGGTCGTAGAGGATGGGGAAAACGTCATCAAAGCAAGATTCCTCTGTAACTGTTCTTCCAATTTCGTGATATTCGATGTAATCAGTACTAACTGCAACTAATTCAAATTCTTTTGGTGTGGGATCATCCTCACTGATACTTTCTCCCATAATTGCTACTTTCAACCCATACGGCAGATATGCCGCGTATATTTTCAATTGTTCGTCTTTTGTCATGATAGTATTTTAAAGATTATTGATTTCTCAGGGTTGAAGGTGCGGGATTCGGCTTCTTGCCACTTTTCATACGTATATCCTGCGTTTATTCTTTCGTTAAACGGATTCTCACCCCAATAACACCCTTGTGCTGAGATAGCGGAAATAAAGGAGTCTAAGGCACTGTGTTTTTGATTTGACTTATGATTATCATTCGTTATATAATTATTGAATGTTCCTATATAGCTACCTGTATAAACCAATCCTTCTGCTACTTCCTCAGTTAATTCTGAGCCTTTGCAGATGAATTGTAATTCTCTTTTTTCACCTATTAAATCAGAGATATATCTTTCACTGTCTCCTAAAGCTATAATTACTTTTTCTTCTGAAAACGATAAGTCTTTTGGTTCCACAACAAGGAGTCTTTCTTTTAATTCTAATTCTAGCTGTTTCATAGTCCAATAGTTTTTAAAGCGGAGGGGGTGAATTCTAGCTTGGTACTGTAAATCAAAAGTTGTTCAATAATCATGTTTTTACGAATAATGAAAGGGAATTTTCCATTGATTGCAAACATCCAACTATCTTCTGTTTTTGATTTCAATTCAATACCTTCAAACAAAACTTTTTCTTTGGCCCTTGCGTACTCTTCATCTAATTTTAGATTTAAAGCTTTTTCAAGTGATGGATACATACATTCTGGATCGATTACGACACCCTCTTCATCCACAGGAACAAACATTCCCAACTCTAAAGGCTGTTTGAGGAAATTGGCGTAAGCAAATACTTTGTCAAATACCCGACAATCTTCATCACTCCCAAATGGGTTAAATTTTGGATATTGCTCTAAAACGAAATCTGTCATTGGTTGTAGTTTCATGATATAATGTTATTAGGGTTAAGTATTGAGGCTTTGTCAACTCTGGTCATCATGCCTTTTGGTTCAATACAAGCTCTTTCGGCTATTCTATTCTGCTGCTCCTGCTGTACTAGGTCGCATACATTATATATGTGATTTATTATATAATCTACGTTTCCATTAACAACATTATTTAAAATAAGATCTCTGAAATCATTTAAATTTTTTGAACACTCTTTTGCGTATTCGTTGAATATTCTTTGTTTCTCTGTGTGCATGGCTAAATTGATTTAAAAGCAATTTTACAATCGTTTTCGTCTTGTTCATCAACAAAAACATAACTTACTTTTTTAAGAATAAACATATCATCAACATCTGGATGGATTCCTTCTTTTTCATCTGTGAAATTTTGGATTATATAATCTTCACACTCTTTTATTGTTTCAAATTCAGGGAATTCATTGTTGATAAAATCCTGAACTACATATTTTTCTTTTGGTCTCATAGTATTGTATTTTAGATTAAAAGGCCCCGGAGGGCCTGTTTTTTTATAGAGCAATAGCGTGACAATTGTTAAAACTTAAATCATCATATGCCACTTGATAAGCGTTTCCATTCACAACATACCAATAAGTAGCTGGCTGATTGTCTCCTGTAACAATAACATATGCATAGTGATTGCCTCCGCTGGATGCACTACAGTAGATATTACCCTGTCTACGTTCTGTCAAAGAACCATTAGCTATTTTAATAGCTTTTACCGCCTCTTTAGTATCTGACTCAACTAATTGCCTGCCCATGAAATTAATTTCATTTTTAGTGGCAGGGTTACTTTCTGACATTGTTTCGTCAGATCCATTTTGACATGAAGTCAGCATTACCAGCGTCAACACGCCGATTGAAAATAGTTTTTTCATTGAAAAATAGTTTTGATTTTTGCCTGCGTTGAAACGGTGCAGACTTACCGGGTTATAAAGTCAAATATGATTCGTCAAATAGACTGGCTATCGCCTTCTTAGGCTCTATGTTTAAAACGCAGGTCAATATTGTTTTACCAGCTTCATAGTCCACAAGATTTCTTGCAATTTTATTGATCCGCTGCTCACCTTTGTATTGCCGAAAATTATATTCATGAAATTCGCTTAGGTTTTTCAATTCATCTTTACCACGCTCTACTGCTACATCGAACCGATTACTAAGTATTGATGGAAGTTTTATATTTGTCCAATACAAATGTCTACCTCTTTTTTCTGCAGCAATCAATGGATCGTAGTACGGATTTACGTTTTCAACTAAGTATTTGCCGGTGTAAAATTTTTGAAGTAAAATTATTTCTTGATATAGAGTCATTTCAGGATAGACAACATCGCATTGTCCACCTTTACTTCCCCAAAACCTTGCCTTAGAATGTGAAGGGCATGGAGGCGAACTCCATATGAAATCAAATTCTTTATAATGATCTAATAAGTATTGATGAGCGTCGGCAACAATCACAATATCATTTGGAAATCTTTCCTTGTACAGTTTCGCTAGTTCTGGATCCAACTCTACCGCAGTTACTTGGATTTCAATTCCTGCATCTTTTGCAACTTCGTCCCATTTATAGCGATTACCGCCTAAACACGCATATAAATTAAGTATCTTCATATCGGTTATTTTAGTTCTTGTATTAACTGTTTAGCAGAGTCAATATCGCTTCTCAAAGCCATTGAAGAGAAGTCTCCTAATAAAACATCTTCGTAATGACTAATTAACTGAATAAGCACCTCCTTCATCTCCTGCTCTCTGTCTGGGACTTCACACAGCCAGTATTCGATATATTTATTGAAATATTCTTTATCGTTAAATTCATCTAAAAAGTAATATTTGTCTATGTCTGTTCTGTGTATGTATTTCACATAGACATCGCCTTCGTTATCCGGCAACCTTTCACTTACCGCCACCTTAATGTATTTTGTTTTCATCAGTAAGATTCTTTTAAAGCGTGATACTCGTTGTTGAACTTTACTTCTACGTTTCTTAACTCTAAATCTTCTTTGTCGTTAAGTCCCACTATTTTTTCCTGCCCTTTCAAGAGTATAATACGATCATGAATTTTCCATAATTCATTTTTCTTCTCTTGATCTGTTAATTTCTTTTTCATAATGTATTTTGTTTTACTCATGATTTGTTGTTTAGTAGTTCTGGGTTCTATTTTGTGTATTCCCTATTTTTATAATATATTTAAGCATTGATAAAGCTCTTTTTTTAGAAAAAATTATATCTCTTTTAAATGTAATTGCTAACTTATTAGATGTAAATCCGTAGCAAGCAAAAGGCTGAGCAGATGATAACATACTCATTATGCCTTCATCTTGTTGAAGGTTTTTAATAAATTCCCTACTATCTAAAATTCTGTAATTTTTCCATTCAAGAATAAAGCTTTGATAAAGGCGATCATCACTGTAAACAACTTGCTTATGCTGAACCTTTTCAAACAATTCTAAATCATTTGTAAAATCATTCTCTATAGTATAAACATCGTTTTTCATAATAATTTGCTTTTGTTTTAATAAAACCCCAGCTTTGGAACTTCAAAACCAGAAGCCGGGGAAACTAATAACCATGATTCTTTAGATGGTTAACCAGTGTTTTAGCTTAATAATACATGTGGTACTATTGTATTTATCCTGTTCATATTCTAAAGAGATAAATAGTTTACCTAGTAGATTTTGGATGAAATTTTCCTCAAATATTTCCATCTTAGACTTTTTATAGAAACTGCATTTTACTACGAATTCTGCATTATATTCATGGACTTTTCTATTAGTCCCCTTAGCGACGCTATCAATGAACTTGATTAGGGATTTTAATTGATCTGAATAATCCTGATAAACAATAATTTCATCTGTTTCTTCGTTTACTTCATGGCAGTTTTCACAATAATGTTTTCCTTTTATCTCACGCCAATCAGAATCATAAGCATTTTCTATGGCGCCACTTTCATCATTCCAAAAAGCGTATTCACCATTATCATTCATTTCTCCACAACGGTCACATTTTACACCGTAAAAAATTTCAGTTACTATCATAGTTTGATTTGTTTTAGTTTATATGGGGTCTTTAAGCCGACCCCTGGCTCTGAATATTAATATTGTCTTATATCTGATTTTCTAACAGTCCCCATGGTATTACCGAGCAAGTCAGCTATTAAATAGCCCCCTTTAGCCATCACGCCCTTAATTACTACTACATCGTTTTTTATCAGTTTTGGACTCGCAGTCTTAATCACTCTATTAGTCACTATAATGACCTTGTCACCAATGTTTAAATCTGTTTTCATGATATTTACTGTTTATTGTTAAAAAGCCTTTTTACAACTTGCTCAGGTTGGCTCAACTTCAATTAAAATTTACCTTTCTCGAAATCCGAATGATTCTTTTCAATCATTGAAGTGATCTCGTTTAGCTTTTTTACGTCATCACATTCTTTTATTGAATTGTAAATTTCTTTTCTTGGCACATCTTCAAGTGCATTACATAACTCTAGGTAAGCCCAGAATGCATCTGATTTCATAGCGTCTAAAATGTGTTGTTCTGTTTTCATTATTATATTTTAGTTGATATTAATTACCTCACAAATATATATAGTTATATTTCAAATATATTAAAATGAAACGTTAATCTTTTGTTAAAAATTATACTTGAAATATAATTAGTAACTTTAAGAGTATAAATTATTATCTTTGACGTATGGAAAAGAAAAAGTTTAACAGATTAAAGGTTGTGCTTGCGGAGAAGGATGTATCTCAAAAAGTACTCTCCGAACATTTAAATACAGGACAAGTCTCTGTTTCACGTTGGTGTAATAATGAGGCTCAGCCTAGCATTGAAACATTTTACAAGATTGCTGAATTTTTAAACGTTAGCGTGTGCGATCTTCTTTTTAAGTAAATTTATTTTTCTCCGTAGCATTTCCCTTGTGGCGATCATTCCTACATCGGCTTTGTCCTCAAAGAATTGCTGATAGTTTCCAAACTGATCAATCATTGTGATTGGGGATAGCTTGTCTATTCTGTTCTGCCTGTATATTTCAGTTAGGCTTTTCATTTCTGGACTCATGTTTTTTGTTTTTTAACGGTTGTCTGAAATGTCTTCGCCCAATCGGTTTTTGAATCTGCTAATTTTTGAATCAACTCCATAGGATTAGAATGGCATTGTTTCTTCTCCTGTTCCAAAAGCTTCTGCCGCTGTTGCTGTATATGTTGTTCTAGGTTCATTGTAATCGTTGTTTAAATCGTGAAATCTTTGATAATCTGCCTTCCATCCTATTATTACCTCACTATCCCCACAATGACGGTTTTTAGCGGTTATCAGCATTGCTTGTCCAGCCGTTGAAGGCTCGCCTTCTTCATCCGCCCATACTTCAATACCGTAGTATTCAGGTCTGTATGGAAAGATTATAATATCTGCATCTTGTTCTATTGCTCCGGACTCTCTCAAGTCAGAAAGCTGTGGTTTCTTTCCGGGCCTATTTTCAACCTGACGACTCAATTGAGATAGGGCTATAACTGGAATATTTAACTCCTTGGCCAGCATTTTCAACTCCCTGGAAACAAATGTTACTCTGTCAATGGTTGAAAAGTTCCTTTTTGTGTCAATCAACTGCAAGTAGTCAATAATGATCATTTTTGTTTTTTTTTCTTCATGAACCTGTCTTGCCCTGGCTTTTATTTCTTCCCACATGAATAGTGAATCATCATAGTAAAATGGGAGCTTTTCAAATTCTCCACAGGAAAACATTTTTTCTAAATCATTATCTGTAAACCTCTTTTTTCTGATACTATTTGATGATATGCCAAGCTCATTAGAAACAATTCTCTTATGAAGCTGGATATTTGCCATTTCGAGAGAGAAAAAGTGAATTGGGTGATCATTCTTAGCAGCGTGTTTTCCTAACTCAAGTGCTAAGGCAGTTTTTCCCATTGCCGGCCTTGCTGCAATAATTATGAGATCCGAGTTTTGCCAACCTTGGTTTTCTTCTTGAAGTTTTCTGAATGGAATTGGAACGCCCGGAACAGTCTCTGCTTTCACATATTCTAAAAACTCCATATGTATATCAAAAAACGACTTTATTGGTTTTTGGCCAGATAAATATGAATTTATCTTTGAAACCTGTTTTTCGGTATGATCTAGCACTGAGAAGACGTCTGTTTTATCATCGTAAGCTTTCGATTTCATTAAATCAGCCATTTCAATGATTTTTCTCATTAAATATTTTTCCCATACAATCCTAACATGATACTCAATGTGAGCCGAAGAGCTTACCCCCATTGTCAACCCAATCACATGTTGATCTCCGCCTGCACTACTTAATTCGCTTGTATTTTTAAGCTGACGTATTACGGTCATTAAATCAACCGGATCGTTTTTTGAAAGAAGAAAACAAATAGCCCTGTATATTTCCTTGTGTTTAGGATCATAGAATACATCATGATTGTCGTTAATTATCCTGAATACTTCTTTCAGTCCTTTAGAGTCAATCAAACATGTCCCAATTACAAGTCTTTCGAATTCCAATGAATTTGGAGGTATTAATCCTGTCATAGTCGTTTTCTTTTAATTGTAGTGGTTGAATCAGTGGTTATTGTTTCTCTTTCTCTGCTTTTCCAGTTATTTAACCTTCTGGATGTTTCCCATGTTTTCTCTAATTGAAATCGCATCTTTCCACTCGGTGAAGGTTCAGTCCAATACTGATAAAACTTATTCAGCATTTCTTTGGAAAACTCTTCTGCGTTATTGGCTATGGAATTCTTAAAGTCTTCTTTAGTGAAAGTTTTAAAAGATATTTGTCTTGTTGTCGGAACGACAACACTCTCTTTCTTTTCTACTTCTACTTCTGTTTCTACTTCTGTTTCAGGCGGCGGAATGTCCGCAATCTGCGGCGGAATGTCCACGGTAATTTTATTTAATTGATTAACAGGTATTTGCGGATATTTACTACTCATGGTCCTTAGTCGCTGCCCAAAATCAATTATATGGAGATAGTGTTTATTTTCGGCATCATAGAAGGCGATAATTCCGGCTGATTCTAACTCGTATAGCCAACGGGATATTTCGGTTTCTCTAATATTCTTTAGCGGAAAACAAAACGATTTTATTAATTTAGGGTTTGCATGGTAGGAGCCGTAGTCATCGGCCTTCATCATTAATCGTATAAATAAAGCTTCTGCCGGAAATGAGATTTTATCGATTTTTTCACTGGCTGTCCAGTCTCTCAAAACTCTATTTGGCATTCATTCAATTTTTCTTTGTAAATTCTTTAAGCTTTTACCAGGCCTCAATCACCTGTACGTTTCCCACACTTAGACATCACTCATTGTATGGTGTAGACAAATTCAATTAACCTCAGTAAAAAGATTAAATCCAGCATTGTCCATTTCTGTTTTCGCAAATCCGTATTGATCAATATCTTTTTTCCTTTGAATGGTTCTTTCAATCCAATCTTTCGCCTTTGGATAAAATTCCTTGTCAATCTCAAATCCGAATGCTTTCCGGTTTAATTCAATTGCAGCAACTAAACTGCTTCCACTTCCGGCACATGGATCAATTACTACTTCGTCTACATCAGTAAACAATTCAATCAGTCTTTTAAGTAATCCGACAGGCTTCTGAGTAGGGTGTAACTTTGGATAGTTATTAATATCTTCATCTTCTACCCACTCAATGCAATTCATAACCATTTTACCCTTGTTATTGAATTTTGGCAGTTTTTCACGATACAGTAGTATTCCGTATTCACAATTGCCGACAATCTTCATATTTGCCTTAAGAACCTGTGCTGAAAACTTTTTACGGAAAATCAAAGGAATGTAATTGTTAAGCCCATGTTTTTTACCTAATTCTGCAACATCATACATCTGATTAAAAGCGCAAAAGACAATCATTGCAGGTGCTTTGCCTTTTTCTTTTGGCTCAGGCTTTAGCATTTTTGAGCAGAAATGCATAAACTCTGCAGGCTTGAAATTATTATCAGTCATGAAAAAATCCTTTCCTGCTAATTCACTTTCGCCATTTGCGTTATCTCCGTCCGTGTACCATGCCGGATTAGATGCATAGGCTTTATTTCCAAGATTGTAAGGAATGTCTGCAATGATCAATTGAGCTTTTGGTATGTGATATTGCTTGTAGTTTTGGTGGTGATCTCTATAAATCATTTTGGAATAATTTTAATTGTGAGACATGCTTTTCTATTCTTTTTATAGAAGATTCATAATAGTCAGAATCTAATTCACATCCAGTCAGTTCATGTCCATAATCGTGACATGCAATTGCTATACTTCCGGAGCCAATATGTGTATCAAGTATTTTATCCCCTTGCTTTGCATATCTGCCTAAAATCCAATTGTACAATGCAACAGGTTTTTGAGTAGGATGTATTCTCTTTTCGTTAAGGCTCTTATTGCCTTGCATATTACCTTCAAAATCCGCCCCCTGCATCATGCCATTCCACATAAACCTGAATAATCTTACCGAATCATGAAATGAAGAAGAAGCAATTTCAGCATCAGAAAAACTGGATTCTCCATTTACTTTGTCCCATATTATGCGTCCTTTTGCCGGGATGTGCTTTGCGTAGTAATTGCATCCCCATATGATTTGATTTTTGGAAACTCTAAATAATTCTGAAAAGTACTCTGCATTTGGCAAATCCCATGAGTTATTTAAAGGCTTATAATCAACCCGTTTTATATTCAGTTTATTAACTGTACAGCCGTAATATTTTCTTTTTTCAGGGCCAGAGAAATAAGGTGGATCGACTATCGCTAAGTCAAAATATTTATCCGGATATCGGGACATCAAAGACATATTATTTTCATTAGTGATCGCTATTTTATCTGTGATTTGCATGATTAATATCTTTGGTAATTATTGAGCTTGTATTTGAGGTTCACATCTAACAATTGAAATCAATCTATCAGGATCCGTTTTGTGATTCCTCGTTTCCAGAATTTCGATAATGTTTAGATCATTTGTAGCTCTATTTTTCGCATGAAGCTTCGTTTTGTGATAAACTGTTGCCTGATCATTTACTTCGGGAGTTAATCCCTTTGAATGTATCACTGAGAATACGTCATTCTCATATTGGAACATAGCTATATAATTTGCCATAATATTTTTGTTTTTTGATTTGTTACTGAGGATAATTAGCTTCAATTTTATGATTTTGAAGATTTTCAAATTCACTTTTCTCAGTGAATGTTTTGTTGATAAAGTCAACTTCTTCCTGAAAGACAAATGGAGATCTCAATTTCATGAACCGGTTCCATTTTTCATTTACAAAAGCATATCGATGATAATCCAGGTAGAGAAAAGCTTCTTGTCGGCTGTGAAATTGTTCCATTGATTTGTAAGAAGTGAATTCTTTCTCTTTCATCTCTCCGTTGCCATCTCTGTATTCTAATTTGAAAGAGGTGGCGTTTTCAATGTTGATTCGTTTTTTGAATTTACTCATCTCAAATCCTGTTTATAGAATAACCCATCTCTTTGGCCCAAGTCGGATTTTCTTCAATCTGACGGTGTCCTTCTCTGGAAACTGCCAGCCAGAACCGTGCATCGAGTAGTAGCGTTATATTGTTGATTCTTGCCCATTGATCCGCAAAACCCACGCGGCCTGATTTATGGTGAATGTCCGTTGTTGGTTGACTAGTTACCGGGCATACTTTGTTTTCAGGCTTGCTCATGAACTGGATCTTAGCAACGGTATATTTTGCATTCTCAACAGCTCTCTTTTTTGACACCTTTGGAAGTGGCTTTCTTGGTTTAGGCTCCTTCGGATTCTTTTCAGCATTTTCTTTTGCCCTGTGAACTTTGTAATGACTTTGACCTCTTTTTGCAATCAAGGGTCTGTATGGAACTCCCGGAGGACAGTCAATGCACTTTCCAGTTTTAATTTTTATTGTACTATGCATGGAGGTGATTAATTTTGAATTGTTCCAAATCTGAGATCTTGAAGTACTTTTTATTGCCGTTTCTTTTAACAAAAGGAATATTTGCTCTTTCTTGTCTACGGCTGAATGCGCTGTAAGAGATCATAAGATATTCTGCTAATGAGAAGATCCTCAGTATTGTCTTTTTGCTTTAATTCTCTGGAATACTGACATTCACCTTTTTGAAGAAATACAACCTTTCTAGGTATTGATTTAGCTTTCGCTAATACCTGCAATGCTTTCTCATGATCAACCTTCTGTTGAGATCGTGAACAGACGTTATTAAGATCACCTGTTATGTTTATATCTTTTTTAGCCATGATTATAAAATTTGAGATTAAACAAAATGTACATCTGCTTTCACTTCTTCGTAGATATATTCAACATGTAATTTTGAAATGATACCATCTAATTTCAATGAAGAATTACCACCTGTTACATAATTGTCATACTTATTTTGGCGATGAAAATCAAAGAATTTCTGTTTGTTGGAATTAAGAACTGCCTGAGCTTTTCTGCGTTCGCCTAATTCAGGATATTGAGATTTGTCAAGAATCACATCTTTCAAGACCTCAAATACTCTATTTTCTGGTTTTGTATCGCTACCCCAATCAGCGTGATTAATTTGAGTGCCGTTATTTATTCCGTTTTCGATCTCAATAAAAAATATTTGATCGGTCACATGGGACCCATAGTCAACTTCAAAATAATATGTGTATTGCAATTCATTATGTTTTTCAACAGAAACAGAGATATAAGCAATGTTTAATTCTGCTTCAATTTTTCTAATTTCTTTTTTGTCTTTATCATCGTGATGATTCCAATAAATCAACTTTTCTAATAAAACTTCTGTATCTATATTTTCCATAGCTATACTATTTCTATGTGTTTACTTGGGTTCGGAAGATTCAGATAGTAATCCAAATCGTATGTAAAATTCTTTCGTGTGCTTTCCATTTCGGAATTCGTGAGCATTTTGTGAAGTTTCACGAAATACCAGCTTTGGAAATTCAGGTGGTCTTCTTTGTCGTAGACTTTCGGGTCCTTGTTGTTTTGCGGATGGTGTTTGATTGACATGATTTTTCATTTATAGTTTTTAGGATTAGTTCTTTGTACTCTTTGCCATACTTAGCTCTATCTAAAAGCTTTTTGATGTACTCTTCATCGCGTGGAATTAATACTGAATGATAATGATGGTCAGGATTGAAGTAGCGGTCATCGAAGCTTACAAAAAGACACTTGTCAGTATTTGTCAAAAACATATTCAACTGCATCTGACCGTAATATTTTTTTAATGAATCTTTAGACGATGGTGATTCGTCTTTGCTTACCTTGAAGAAATCTTCTGTGGACTTTATCATTAAATATTTTAGGTGTGTTTTTGATTTCGGACACTTTACCTCGCAAATCATATTATTAAGGATGATCACATCCGGGGTACTACCTAAATCATATTCATCATTGTAGAAGAAAATTCTTTCGCCGACTGATGTATAAATAAAATCATCATCATTAACCGTTTTGCCTAACTCTTTTGCGATCCTTTCAGCTACTCTCGGCTCAACTTCATTACCTCTTTCCATAGCTGAATTATAATACTGTGGCTCTGGCGGTGAAAGCATTTCTGCAACACAATCTGAAACATAAGTTTTCGCGCCTACACTTAGCAATTTCTCGAAATTTGCATTTTCTCTCTCTGTAGCACTTAATTTAGGTTCTGAAAGAAGTTTATATATCTCACTTGCCGTAAAGTAGCTTGCACGAAAGCTCAGCCATTCTTCATCGCTTTTAAATCCTTTATACTGCACCATGAGCTTTCATTTTTTCAGTGTTAGACTTACCAGCAGATGCTAAATTTGCATCTGGGGTAAATGGAACAACATCTTTACGATTAAGGTTTGCCCCGAATAGAGAACCAAAGTGATCCGCAGCATCTTTCACTGCAAGTGTTTTTGCAATTGGAAATGCCATGCTAACCGCCCCGTTGTTAATATTCATCATATCAGCTGGTGAAGTACCTTTTTTAGTCTGTAATTCAGCTGCGCCAATACCATCGTAGTAAAACCATTCAGATGAAGTAGGACTTTTGAAATGTACTCGGACTGAAACCCAAACACCATTAAATGCTGTACCTTGCCCGGTGATCTCAATTTTATATTCTTTGAAAATCTTTCTTAAAAGGTGCTCTACTTTGTCAATTGGTAAATACAGATGATCTTTTATATAGGGGTGCTTTTTCACCCATTTTTGAGGCGGGGCTTGATTCAGCAATAAATTCAGCTGATCATTCTTATAAGCTAATTGTACATCTGATGTAAGTTCTGCTAATGATGGTAATTTATTTTCAGACATGATTTTAGTTTTTCGATTTTAAAGCCCAGTATTCAGTGATCAAATCTTTATCAAACATTACTGCAGCAGGATTTGAATTAATAATCGCTGTTTGCAATCTTTCAAGCCAGAAGGGGCATTTTCGCCAGTCAGCATTTTTTACAATGTCTTGTCTTTTGGCAATCGGTTCTGATAGGTAGGTTTCAATTGTCATGATCAATGGTACTTGATTAGATACTCTACGAAGTAATTGTACTGTTGCCCGAACCACCGAAGGGTTAAAAGAAAAGCTCTCATGATGCAAGTCTTAAAAAGTTTGACTTATTTTCTTTGAAGCTAATCCCAGAATATTTAAAAATATTTGCGTCGTGCATCCCGTCTATCACCCTTGATCTCCAATAGCCTACATGATGCATTTTACCCCCCCTTTCTCCATTCCTGTAAGTTGTAAACCAGCGGGCGATCAATCTTTTAATCTTTCTAAATGCCGGATTAGTTTTTAAAATCACTCCCGACTTCTGGCCTTCACGATTCATGATGAAATATTTTCCGTTTTCGATTTGTATTCTTTCACCCCCTTCCAGAGTAATCCAACCAAAGATCTTTTCCTTGTAAAGTCTTGCAACTTTCATCCTGTAGAAAAGGGTTTTTAAAATTGCTTTTCCTAGAATTGTTTTTTTTGCTACTTTTGCATTCATAATTTTGACTTTTGTGAGTTAATTTTATTTACCGCTACCTGTTCCCGCAGGTGGCTTTTTTATTTACCGTATCTTCTTAGCGATACCTTATTCAAAGCAATCTGGACGCTCGGATCTATTTTCCCGGCATCCACTCCGGTATTCTCTAATGCGATCTTTTCTAATTCTGCAATGCGGCCCCAAACTTCTTTATTTTCCTCCATCTGTTTCTTTTCGATCCTACTCTGCTTCATTCGCAATGCATTCAGTTCTTTTTCCAGTGCGCCCATGATTACTTAATTTATTTTTGAAAAATTTTTGAATCCGCCCAGCCGGTATGTTTCTTAATAATTTTCACTACGTGATAATTTGAAACTTTATCAGATTCACGGTACGCCCAGTTCGAAACAGCTGATTCCCTATTTCCTGTTTCATCAGCAATTTTTTTTCTTAGATCGTAATCACCAAGAATCTCACGAAATACTTCAACGCTTATTTTTTTATGTTTTAGTATATTTGTTTGATTTTTCATTTTGCTTAATCATTTTGATATAGCAAATTTAGAATTTTTTTCTGTAAAAAGAAATATTTTACAGACTTTTATTCTATTATCACCGAATATTACTCTAACGCATTGATTTTCAAGTGTATTATTTTGTGTGAAGAGATAATTAGAGTTCAACCAATTAGATTACCGTGTAATCACGGTTTTAAAATATGAGAATTAGTAGTTTATTTGCAATCCAAATTAAATAATGGAAAATACAAACCTAGAAAATACAGATCTTTTATCTGTAAAAGAAAGATTGATAATATTTATCAATTATGAAAATTTATCACAAAGCAAATTTGAGAAGGCTGCTGGATTATCGAATGGATACGTCAATAACATTAAGAATTCGATTAGCGATAAGATTTTTGACTCAAGAATACACCCAGCTTTTCCATCTTTAAATAAGATATGGCTATTGCATGGCTTAGGAGATATGTTAAATCATTCTAATTCAGAAGAACCACCTATCAACATAGTCTCAATAAAAAATAAGCCACATGATGAGCAAATGGAAATGCTATATGACAAAATTGAAAAATTAGATAATACAATTGAAAAATTAGATAATACAATTGAAAAATTAGAAAATACAATTGAAATATTAAAAGCAAGAGATAAGTTATACTTTAAAGCGATTATAGCACATTTGGGAATCGATGCGGAAGATGAAAAAGATATTGAAAAAAATACAAAAAGCAGTACTAATTAGGTACTGCTTTTAATATTGCTATAGTTAAGTTAAATTTAACGACACTAAATTCGTCAGACAAAAAATCAGTTACAACCACCCTTTGATCCTGATTCAAAATTTTATCAAGCTTATCTGCAAATAAAATACTGTTAAGTGCATATTCCTTTTTTTGAATAATTTTCTTCTTGTAGAAATAATCATTACTTTCTACTAACTTCTTTATCTTTTTATAATCCTCTATCATCACTTTACGATTATTCCTGATTTGCAATCTCTTCTAAAGTCTTAATCAATAGTTGCTCTCTTAGCTTCATGACCTTAAAATAAATATTTGTTAAATACATACATCCGATTAGCAAGAGCACAATTCCTATTACTGCGGCAAAAAACCAAATATTTTCTTTTGGAGTAACTCCAAACAATGGAAGAACATAGAATGATGTTGCGTAAATAGAAGTGAATAAAGGAAGCGAATACGACCATATATACGGTTTCGTTCTCGATGCTAGAATAAATATTAAAGGCTGAATACACATGCCTAATGACCAAATAACAGCTGATAAATTGTTTTTGGCTGCAATAACAACAGTAGTTTTCGCATCTGGGTAGAAAGCTTCTACTATATTATTAGAAAAAGGTATAAGAGAACTATACAGCACTAAGTAAGTTCCTAGTGCTGATATAGATGATATTTTAACCCTACGGTTTAGGCGGTTTAACGTCGCCTGGAGGTATAATTTCATTCTGATCTGGGTTTGGGGGCAGACCTTCACCATCACCATTAGTTGAATTCATTGCTTTTGGTGGCGGAGCCACAACAATAGAATCTCCTAATTTCGCGGATGCTTGGTTTCCTTGGTTAATTTCTAGTTTTTTTAACTCAACCTTAGAAGCTGCAGCCGGATTAACTACTTCTTCTTCTCTGTCGGTTGAACATGAATAAAGTAACACGCTTGATGCGGCTACCAAAAAAATCACTTTTGTTTTCAT